CATTAGTCTTCTCCTTTCAGTTCAGAGTACTTCCAACTCTTAACATCACCATATGTAAACCTAATGGTGCAATCTTTATTCCTACGACGATGTGAAGCCCTATGACTGCCCAATACCAAGATATGCCACAGGTATAGCAATAGCAATCTTGCCCCACATTATTCATCCAATCATAGGTTATTGCTTCGGCGACACCCTGAGCATAATCAGGGTACAGCTCTTCAAGGGCCTCACAAAGCTACTCTTCAGTAACAATGAACTCACCATCACACCAGCACCAGCCAATCTTCCTCGACAGTCTTAGACATTAGACCATCCGACATACCAGAACCAAAAGCAATATCCAACTGATTCACCCAATAGTACTCGCGCTCCTCAGTAACCACCTTAAAGTACCTATTACCCTCTGTATCGATCAGAATAGCGCCAAGCGCGAGACGACCAAACGGAATAGGCAGCTCACCGAACTTAATAAACATCAGTTGTTACCTCCACTGACCTGTGCATTGATATCAGACAGCAGCTCTTCAGGACGGAACTGCACCTTGTAATGATAGGTGTCCACAGAAGCAGGATCCATCTGCCCCACAAAGTAGGTGGTGTTATCTGAGATACCCAGATAATGCTTCTTGTACTCTCCATCACCCACGCGGAAGTTATCCGGGTCATTGCTCAGGTTGTACGAGGCAGCCTGAGCCGGGGTACAAGCCCCAAGAGACAGCCTGAGTGCGACTAGCTTACGGTTCATTTGTTCTCATTCTCCTTTGCAAAAATATTCGACAGGAACACCTATGCTTTAAACTCACAGGCCGGCATCACTGTTCTCATTTTTCATACTATCAAGCAACCCAAGAATCCTCGGGTGGGTATACGAGTGCCGGGCAGTAAGACCCTCAAAGAAACCAAGGATGTAGTCATCCGACCACTTCCTGAACTCTTCTCGGCTCTTCACATTCGCCTTCGACACCCGCTCATTCAGTGTCGTCGCGTAGGTTTTGATGGCTGTCTGCCACAATTGCCTAACGGTGTTGACTGCTGTCTCTTCACCAACAATCGTGAGCCTGGATGAGGACTCTTGATACTCGATATTCGTCATGCACCCGAGCGTGTCAGCAACATACTTGAGTGCCTCAGTAATGGCCTTCGAGTCATCAGAGTCCTTAAACAGGCTGTGATACTGCGCTTGCGAAGGTTCCTTGTATTCGACACTGCACTCATCCTTCAGTAGTGCGTTAGCATCGACAAATGCAGCGCGGCGGATAAGCTCAGCAGCCAGTTTGATGGTGTTCTTCATCAGATAATCCCATAGTGGACGACACGCACGACATCATGAGTCGAACGAACAATATCAGCGAACTCCTCGTTGGTGTACGTACGACCGTCGTATCCGACCCACACCTTCTCATTGTGGTCACCATTACCAACGACACGCATTGCTTCCCAGCCGCCGACAACAACGACAGTGCCTGGCTCGATGTCGAGGGAGTCCATCACGACTCGTAGGCACTCAGGAGTGAAGCACTCAAACTGCGTGCTGGTAAGGCCGGATGTGTTGGTGATATTGGCTTCCTCAAGAGTTTTGACGAAGGCCTTGATGAGTTGGTCAAGCTCAGTTGTTGTCATTGTTGTTCTCCTTGTCTGTGTTGGTGTTGGTGTCCGTGTCCAGGGGGTCAAACAGGATCACGGGCAGGTTAGTGGTGTCTTTGCGCATCCGGGCCGCGAACTGTTCGTGGCTAAGGTAGTGACCAGTGTGGGCTGCAAGCCACTGGTGAGGCCCCTTTGAGGCATCGACAAGCACGAAGATGTGGTTCCTGAGGCGTACGACAGTGCCAGGGACCATGTTGTATGTGGCGATCCTTTGTGGGTTGTTGTCAGGTGTTGGATTTTTGGCGATGAACTCGCTGGGTTGTAGGTGTAGGGGCTGCCCCATGTTTTCTCCTTCCGTTGTCAATACTCATATCTTAGCAGCCAATCATTGAGTATGCAACATGACCTGACTCACAGCCTACTAGCTCCATAGAAAGGTGGGTAGCTCCATAGAAAGGCGGGTATGACACCCACCCCTCCCCCTCTCCCCATATAGCATATGATTTTTTATTTGTCAAGCTGAGGGGCCCCCAAATCCCCTCCCATGATGCTCTACCACAGTTTCCTTGGCTTGTCAAATTATGCGCCCCTGGTCAAATGTGTAAAGACAATCTTGTCAGAGTGTCAACAAAAACCCGTTTCAACTCACGTGACTTGCATCATATGGCCCCAGTCACAAATCAACTCTAGGCTGCGTGCCCCTACTCACGCACTAACCTAACCCTAACTTGACTTAGGCTATCCTAACTGCGTGGCTATGCTCACGAAGTACAAGTAAAGTTGTGTTTACCTTTGTATCAACATGCACGAACTGACATGATCTATTCGTCAGAGTGTCAGGAAGAAAATTCTCGCGAAAAACCCCGTTTTCGCTGATTATGCATAGAAATTTCTCTTGAAATACAATCAGTAAATTATTACCCACAGAGACTAATTGTAAAACGTGGTCAGAGTAGTGTGTTCTAAATACTAGATGTTCTAAAATAGTAAATATTCTAAATAATATAGATAATATTCTTATATATTAAGAAAGTTATATCCTGAAGAATGTTAATTATCGTCAAGTTGACGATAATTATTTGTGACCCACGCTACAAAACTTTGTCCTGACAATTCGTAAAACGCCCTCTCACGCTCTTTCAGCCCCCTACCTAGGCCAAGACACTACCCCCACCCTAAAACTCGCTCAGATCGTCTTCTAGACCCCTTAAACAGCCTCTCGCACTCACACCTCACCCTCACAATCCAAAATCCGCCACGCTGTGCACACGCGATACCATCAACCCAACAAAAAGTCAAATCTAACCACATGCTGAGATGTCAAACAAAAGACCTCAGGCACCAAGCAGCAGGGGGTGTCGAAGAACACTTAACCCCCTCTTGCCTTGTCATTGAACTAAAAGAATGATAAAATACCAGGGTCACCGCCCTCAGTATGTGTAGAACACACACACACACACCTAACGACAACGAGGCCAGGGGGTGTCGAAGTAACAAGCGGCTAACCCCACGCAAGCACGCCCCTGTCGAACACGATCGTAAAAGAGCCCCTGTCGAAGCACAGCTAACCACCCTTAAACGGGGTTCTCAGGCTCTTGCGCATCGTCCTAGCCCTCTTACCCGGGTAGCAGGGCAAAAGGGGGCGAGAGCGCGTTTTAAGTAGTTACCCTGCCCCTGTCGAACAAAAGCGAGCCAAGGCAAAGACACGCGAGCTAAACGAACCCGTGTTAGGCGGGTTAGTTTGGCGTGTGTCGAACAAAGAGGGCCTTGGCATGTGCAATGGCTATAGGGGGCTGTCGAACGCACAGCTAAAGGCCCCGGAGGGGGTTTTAGCGCCCTGTGAACAAGGTTTAAAGGCCTGAGAACGCGTTTTAAGAGGCGCCAAGGCACATAAGACCCGAGGGGGTGTTGATAAGCATATATAGGCAGCCTAACCCTGGTGTACCTGTCGAACACATGAGGAGAGGTCCTCGATGGGGGCCAAAGCTAAAAGCCCCGTGTTGGTTGGACGTTCAGGGGGGCCGCATGACTGATAGGGGCACAGGGCTGGCCTTGTCGAAGGCGTATATAGGGGGTCTGCCCCTGTCGAACAGAAGCCAGCTACCCGGTGTGATGCGAGTCACGCATACTTGAGTTGACACTCTGACAACCGAGGCGCTAAGCTTAAGTCATCGGCAAGGGAAACAGCCTAAAGGACAACGACAAACGACCGGCGAGAGCCAAGCAAAGTCCTTTGATCCGAACGATCTTGAATGTAAACTAAATGACGTGGAAGGCGCTCGGCTTGCACCGGCGCGACGGGGTTGGCACCCCTGCCAAGACTTCCACAGGCCAGGGCTTAGACGCACTGAGTAGCCGCTCACCGCGCTAGGCACCTCAGAGCCGCGCCTCCTGTCGTGCGTAACGACAGTGGCTGGTGTTGGCAGGTTCGATTCCTGCCCGGCTCACGATGTGACACACGTCACGAAGCTTCCAGTTGACAGAGTGACAACGGCTCGTGTAAGCTGAAGCCACAACAAACCAAACGAGACCGAAAGGCCCAACCATGAACACTCTCACCCTCACCGACACCCTCACCGCAGCGACCGCGCTCACCTTCTCCGTCGCCGACTACGCGCTCTTCAAGGCGTGGTACCGTGACATCCAGGGCTTCGACGCCTACGACACCGCCAAGTGGGCACAGCGCACCGAGCGCGCGTGCCACGGCGACCGTACGGCACTGAGCCAGCTCGAAGACGCGGGCTTTAGCCTCCAGGTCCAGTGACAACCAACGCCCGGCCCTGTCGAACCCCACGCGGGGCCGGGCACACCCCCCCAAGGAACACAACGATGAACATCGCCGCCCTCGCAGCCACAGCCCTACTCGCCACAGCACCTGTCGCCACCTACGCAACCGAAACCAACAACGACGGACTCACAGTAGAGTATGTGCCCCTCGACCAAGTACCCGACTGGTATACGACCAAGCCCTACATGCACACCGGGGTATGCATGATCACTGAGCATGACATCACCTGTGCCACCGACACACAGTGGAAACGCGTCACCCTCAACGACAGGTACACGCAGGCACTGTACAAGCTCATCCAACACCCCCGAAAGGAACCAACAATGCTGACCACCATCACCGACGTGTACGACGAAATCAAGGCCGCCCTTGGCGAGAACGCCGACAACTTCAACATTGAAGGCATCGCCAACGACGCCTACATCTTCAACCCCGCAACCCAGACCTTCGAACCCTCCCCCACAACCCCGTTCTGGGCAGCTGTCGAAGCCAACGCCAACACCACGAAGCCATGAGCCGTGCGAGACACCGCCTACGCACGAGTGACCAAGACACGTACGCCTAATTGAGTACTACACCTACGAATAGCCTCCGACGAGGCATCCCCGCATCAAAGGCGACAAAGCCGGGTTCGATCCCCGGGCGGGGAACGAAGCACCCTCAACAGGTGAGGGCGCTCAACCCAACACCGAAAGGTAGAATCATGTCGAAGACCTTCAAGACCGATCCCTGGGACGTGAAGGAAGCGCGTGGTGTCGCGTGGCACCCCCGTGAGTTGCGCCGGGAAGGCAGCCCGTACACTCGCCACGCGCGGGATCTGAGCAAGCGCATCCGTGCCCGTGAACGCCGGGAGATGGAGCGCATCGCCCATGACCTTGAAGCTTGGGACTCGTACTACCCAACGGGGGCAACGCTCCGTGAGTTCGACTCCCTTACCAACGCCCACGCGTGGTACGAGAACTGACAACCAGGTGGGGCGGTGGCCTAACCGTCACCGCCCACCGACACAACCCAAAAGGCCCACCATGCTCCAGTTCGCACTAAGCGTCGCTAACGCATACGCCGTTATGGGCACCATGATCGTGCCCATCTGGGCCGTATCCCTGACCTGTGTCGCAGGATACATCACCTTTTCTGACAACTGAACCACCCACTCACTCAGGAGACAAAGACAATGAACAACCAGATTACTGATTCGCAGTACGTGCAGGGCTCGATTTTTATCGCTGTATTCGACCTTCAGTCATTGGTCATGGATACGAGCGTGCTTACACCCGATCAGAAGGAAGCAATTTACAACGCACTCGAAGACATTGTTGAAGCAGTGAAGTGAGATGACAATCAAGGCGACGCTTCAGAACCTGAAGGCCAATGGTTGGACTTACTACCCCGTCCTTGTCGGTGGCAAGCTTCATATCAGCAGGGACGGGGGCTTGTACAATCTTGTGCGCAACGACAGCAACGAGATTGTGTGTCGTTGGAACAAGCACACAGGTGTCGTGTGGGTCCTCGGGGAACTCACCAGGCACGAGAAAAACATCATCAACCAGATCATTGAGGTGTGGGGGCAAGTTGACTGAGTGACCTACAAGGTCGCTCACCGCAAGGCATACAAGACTCTGCTACCTCTGAAGGGACTGTGAGCTGACATGACGATTCGGGACACGCTGCAAAGTGTTTACCCTGACTCACAATTCATGGGGACGCGTCACCTCGGAGCCAATTACACGCTGTGTAGGGGCATGAACGGGTTCGTTATTCACAATAGGCTCACCGGCACAGTCGTGTGCACCTGGGACTCACAAGGCTTTTTGTACGCTAATTCCTCGGGGCTGTCGTCGTATGAAAAACGACTTGTTAGCGTGATCTTGCGGATATGGCGAGACGCACCACCCATTAAATGGAACGTGTGGGGAGCACATGCTGCCCGCATGCATGACAGGTGGGGGCACGAATACGCCCTTGTGAGTACACCCTGAGAAAGGGTATCCCGGCCCTGGAGGTCAGGTAAATGTGGGTTCGACTCCCACGCCGGGAACGATACTAACAAAAAGTTAGTCCCTCAACAATGAAGCGAAAGGTAGAACAATGCTGACAACAATCTATGCGGAGAAAATCCTTGGTGGCCACCCGTCACCGGTCTTCGCTGCGAATGTGCTGAACGGCCCTGTCGATATTTGGAATCAGGTCTGTACTGCCATCAATGGTTGGTGTAGCAACGAGGCTGTTTACAGGGCGTGGGACGCTATGGGGCGTCCCGATACGGAGGATTTCATGCCATCTGACTATGACAGCTTTACCAATCCCGAATGGCGGCGTGCCGCTATTGCAGAGGCACGTATTAGTGCTATTGCACAGATCATTCAAGACCAGCTGTATGAGCTGATTATTGACAGGATTCTCAGCGGGGGGTTTAAGATTGTGGATTCTCGCCTTGTCGAAGGCCCTGAAGACCCTCATGGCCCTACCTGGGTTGAGGGGGGTATTCGCACGATTTCTGAGCTGGACTGCTACATCATGGAAGGGGACGAGTAATAATGCTTGGTTTGGGTATTGCACTGCCAGTAACATCTAAGAATGACATGGGCACGGTCTCTACAATCCTCATGGCAGCATGTGGATTCGTCTTTCTGACGGGTTGGTGACTGGCATGTGGGAAGAATTGCTGAGCATCATTAGCGATAAGGCTCACCCGCTTGAATCTATGCAGAAAAATCTAGTCGGGTACGAGGGTTGGAACCTGACAGTCCTCAACCAGTGGTTTGTTAAACGAGGGTATGAGTTCGTTGGCTACTTAGACCTGTTCAGTGAGAACGAACCATCAGGCATCTTCGTTGCTGTCGAAGATCTCGTATGGCGGTGCAATGCCAACATAGCCGACAACCAACTGTACTGGTATTTCGAGACCGAAGCGAGCGAAGGTGTGAGCCTTGATGATATGCGTTTCCTACATGGTTGGGCACACCAGTTCATCTGGAATTCAGATGATAAAGAATGCTACATCTTGAACATCGCGGAATGAAAGGAACAATGATGTACGGAGAGATTGCCCCTGAACTGCTTGTCGATTGGGAGCTGCGAAAGTCGTATAGCTCTGAAGAGCTTGGAATTGAACCGGGCTTGTGGGATTACGTCAAGAAAGATGGTTCCCTTACGACATTTGAAAGCCTTGAGGATACTTGCATGCGCGTGTTCGACAAGGCGAATAAGCCTTACATTATCTTCGGCAAGTTTTACCTTGCAAGTCAGATTGCGCGTGAAGTCGCGTGGGATGATTGGAATGACTATGTGAAGGACACACTGTCTACTATGTGTGTCGAAGGCATTATTCGTCGGATTAATTGAGAGGAGACTACTCATGGCAACGACAAAGATTCCACGTTGGTTGAAAGCTAAAGTTGTCATTTGGCGCTTGCAGGGAGATGGGCTTCAAGGCGAGCAACACCACGTGTCGTCTTTGTAGAAACAGGCCGTAAGGACATCCTTGAAGAGATTAAAAAAGTACGTGACTAAGTTATTCCTCGAATAGCATTCAACTATCGAGACAGACTGGGACTCGTACTACCTAACGTGGGAGTTCAGGAAGATTGAACTGATGATGAAACCTGTTCCTGTCGAAAACCCAACGTATTGCTTAGCTTAAACAACAGAAGGGAAACCACCAATGAACACTGAAGCCATCGTTACAAAGATTATTAAGCTCAATGCTGAGATCGCTGAGCTAACCGAGGCTCGTGACAACCTGAAGCGGGAACTGTGCGCAGCCTACCAACCTGGAGACAAGCTTGTTGTGGGAGACACGTCTGTGTCGTTCATGGTGCGACGCACGGTTAACCCAGCGGTGGTTGAGAAGATGGCAGCATTCAAGAAACTGCCCAAGGCGGTACGCGAGGCTTGCTATGACAAGCCAAAGCTGAACACGCGTAAGCTTGAAAGTTTGGGTCTGATTGACCTGGAGCCTGCCACCAAAGTGTCGGAGGTCTACGCGACGTTCCGATGAGGTGGAAGACATACGGGACGGGCAACGGTGAATACACTATCGAACAGGTTGAAGCTGTTGCCCGTTCCCTAGAAGAACAAGAACTGCAAGAATATTCAACCATGTGGCTTGAAGCGGTACGACAGATGCGGGCCGCCGAAATTATCCACAAAAATTTAGGCGTGGGAGCTGAAATAGAGCTACCTAATAGTCTCTCAATCTACATAGAAAGTGAAACCTAATGACTCTGAAAACCATTGCAGGCCAGGGATACGAGGACGTTTGTGTCTTCCAGACGGATAACAGCAACATCTATGTTGCCATGCGAGATAACGACAGCCCCGAACCTGTCGAACTAGTCGGTAATTCCGACATGTTCACCTATGGATACGACGCGCAAGATAGTGACTCACCCATTTTCGAGCGAATCATGCAATTCTACGAGGTGCACGACGTGTCTTCACGAGATGTGCCTGTCGAAGATATTAGAGGGTGGTGCAAGTGCTTCAAATTCCCGCACTGGGAAGACTATAACTTCCTTGATGATAATGGTGTACTGTACATCGTCCATAAATCTTTGGGCACTGCCAAGCAGTGGAAGAATTACTGTGATATGTGGTATCTGAAACAAGTCTGGCGCATCATTGACCAGGCAGCCAACACCACTGTTGATAGCATCTATGCTGAGTCAGCTGAGGAGGCTGTGCAACAGTATCTCGACAAGGGAGTGAATGCATCCCTCACCAACATTATCAACAACACACTAGGGGGTTTCTGATGTTTTCTGACTGGGTAGACGGCGACACGTTCAACCTACGCGAGCTGAGCAACGATGTCTTTGTGGAGCAATTCGCTTCCAACGACATTGATGGCTATCCACGCTCCAAAGATAGTGACATCGACGCAATGAGCGCATGGGAGTACTGGGACTCTAACAGCCTGCTTCACGAATTTCTCGAAAACATGTTTGACTCTATCGGCTACGTCGGATGGGACGACAATCCGAGCGACGGTAAGTTCATCTGGATTCAGGATTACGAAATGCTGGTTGTTCAGTCTAGTGCCTGTGACCTACCGACGAATGTTGTCGCAGTGTTCGACAGGGATAGCCTCTATAAGGCACAGTACGCACAGGGAGTCATCCGAGACGGCGTGTTCTACGCGGATACTATTGCAAGGGAGCTTGACTAATGCAAATGCCTTGGACAACAATTGAAGCCCTAATGAAAGACGGGAACGTACCCTGGGAGGGGCAGGATTCTGGGTTTATCTGGTTAGAAGAGAACGGGATCATTATGTGTGACCCGAATTGTACCGGGGTAGACTTCCAGACCGAATACAAACTAACCGAGGAAGAAATTAAGTCACTAGAATACGCAGAAGGTATCGTTGAAGATGGTGTCTTTTACGTAGCAGCAGCACGATCCGAAGGAAGTCGCTACAATGCAGACTAACATCGAAGTAATGACAAACAACTACAAGCTCGCCTGTGTCGAAGTGGTGCGTGATACCATCCACAAGCTGGCCACCAAGTGGGGTGTCGAGAAGGTTAACCTCCTGAATGCAGGAAAGTACCAGATCGTTATCAGGCTGCCAGCACAGGTTATCCTGGGCGCAATGATCCACTACGGTTGGGACGAGCTTGACTGGGCGATTGATTGGAGGATTTACTGATGGCGTTCCGCCCACGCGCCTACCAGAAGCGCGTACTAGAAGGCCTTGCGAATAGTAAGACGCCTTTCACGGGACTGGTAGGCGCGGGGCTCGGGACAGGCAAGACCGCTGTGTCGGTGTGGAACGCTCTAGGCGCATTCGAGGATAAAATCAATGAACAGCTTATCCTCGTGGTTGCCCCTGTTCGCACTGAGTCGGGATGGCGCAAGCACTGGAAGATGCTTGCGGGCCTCGACATGGCCACCCTGTCGGGGAAGAAAACTAAGGTAGCTCTGCAAGTATGGGAAGACCTTGAATCCCGCAAACCTGGTGTCTACTTTATTTCCTGGGAGTTAATGCGCTCACGTAACAAAGAAAGGCGCTGGGACGGCAGGGCTAAGAGGATGGTCTACAAGGCCGTGAGCAAGCCATTCTATGGTGTTGAGTTCGGCATGGTCATTGCCGACGAATGGCATCGCGCGTGCAACCATTCCTCGTTGAACTTCGCTGTCGCACGAAACATTCAAGCCAAGTACAGACTCGCCTTGAGTGCGACACCTGCTGGGAATAAGCCCTGCAACATTTGGGCGGCACTCAAGTTCCTATGGCCTAAACACTACGGGGGTTATTGGGACTTCTGTGAAAAGTTCTTCAAGGTGGAACACAACCCCTGGACGGCCTACGGCAAAGACTTTTCGGGAGAACGTTCCCCCGGCATGGTCCGTCGTGGTGCACCGTCCTACCATGAGGTTTCACAGGCCGAGGCCAACCCTGAACTGCCCGGCGTGATTATTCACCGCGTGGAAGTTGAATTGTCTCGCACGCAACGCAAGATGTACAACGAGCTTGAGCAGAAGGCGCTCACGTTCCTGGGAGACAATCCACTTGCGTTGAGTATTCCCATGGAACTAGACCTAAGGCTTCGACAGATGACACTGGGAGTCCCATCATTCAACGAGGACGGGGCTGTTGATTACAAGGAAGACTGCAAGTCCTCAAAGCTAGACGCAATGATGGACATCATCAGCGATCTTCCTGAAGATGAACCTGTCGTTGTGTGGTTGCACTCTCAGAAGTTCATCAAGGCCGTCTTGCACCGGCTACGAAAGGCTGGCATTTCCTGCCTTGAAGTCTCCAGTAAGTCCCGAGGCGACTTCCAAGCGCTGATTGACAGGTCAGTCCGTGTCATTGTCGCTCAGCATGAAGCCATGAGTGAAGGTGTCGATGGACTGCAAGACGTGTGCCATACGGAGATTTGGCTGTCGCAGTCGAACAGCTTGGTCATTAACGAACAGGCGACGGGACGGCTTAATCGACAAGGGCAAACACAACCTGTCAACCGATTCCTGATTCAAGCTATCAACACGGTGGACGACCGTGTGCTTGGGCGCTTGCAGGAACGGTTTGACAGACTGAAGGCTAGTGGCCTAATCTAGGAAAGAAACATCAACCGAAAGGAAACCACTGTGCATGACTACTGCCGCGATTGCACTAACAAACTAAAGGGCAGTTGGAATGAACGCAAGCAGCGCTCGGTTATTCCGATCATGTTCTGTATTGCCCTTACCGTGACGGGCCTCTGGTTCCCGTCTTGGCACATGTACATCGTGATTGCTTGTGCCTTCTACCTTGCAGCTCTGGTAGTAATCTTCCTTCTGATTATCATTCTGCTCGTCCTTGTTTTTTGTGCTCACTCACTTTATGATGAAAGAAAAAACTAATGCAGATCATTGAAGTAAACTACAAGACCGTGACTAGCCTTCTGAAAAAGAGTGTGGAAAAGTCCTGGATGGATGACAACCTGGACGCTTGGTTCCAGTTCACAGACGGGAGTGCTGTGTGCATTCATGTTATCGAAACCAACTGGAACACGTACGTTGCTGTTAATGATTCTAACAAGGACAGTCTTACGTCTTTTCACGATGAACAAGGCATCACGGGTTACGAGGACACAAAAGGTAAGCAACGGACATACACGGATCGGGCACTGTCAATTAACTTTGATAAGGCACGGTACTATTATCACCGGAACTTTGGTTATGTAACCAAGCAATACATTCCAGTGGCTGAATTTCATTACTATGAAAGAGGAGAAACATGGGAGTAAGCATCAAGGAAATCTATAGCCCCATCCTTGGCTACGGTTGGGAGGATTTGCCATCTGACTACATCAAGCGGAGATATCTTCCTGTCGAAGGTGGTGTTGTCACCACTCCGAATGGGGTAAAACTTGGGACAGCTTTCCTCGCGAACGGTGACCTGCGATTGGTCAACACTAGTGGCACTGTGTGCTCACAGTGGTGGACAGGTGACAACGAGATGGCTGTCGTTGATCCTTTCAACAACCAGGTCTTCACCGTGCCAACACTGACTGACCTGAAGTGCAACGCACGCGAGCTGGTGTCGAAGAACATTGACCTAGACGCTGCAAAGCCCCTTGACCTGTCGCTCATGTGGGCAGACCATGACAAGGGTGAAGTAGGATTCTACAGGGATGACTTCCCTGAGAATATTTGTCCCTACACGGCACGGCTAAGCGGTATGAGCCTGGCTGCGCTTCGGGAAGACGAAGACGGCAACATGGTCGTTCTGAGGACTTCCGTACTCGCAAGGTTCATGCGTTACATGAATGGAAATACTCTCGCGTTCCTTGACTACAAGTGGTCACGAGTCCCAAAGATCATTGACCCTCGTCTGGGAGTCACCGACTTTGGATACAAGGTTCTCGGATGGGCAGCTACTATGTCACCGGAGCATAAGGAAATTCTTTCCAAGTGAGAGAGTACATTCAAGCAGCAAGGGACGAGGCTCAGAAGTCTCGTTGTGACCGTGCGCATGTCGGATGTGTGATCGTTAATCGTGCGACAGGGCGGGTGGTGTCGAAGGGATTCAATGAGACTCCACCCGGCCTTGAGCCGTGCGACACAGGTGGGCACAGAATGGTGGACGGTCACTGTGTCAACACTGTGCACGCGGAGCGATGTGCCATCCGGAAGATGACAGAACATGGGAGTGAATACACATTATACGTGACTCACTATCCTTGTCGAGGCTGTGCGCACCTCATCTCATCATGTCCTGAGATTGTCGAGGTTGTGTACCTCGGTGACTACAACAACTCTAGCGAGGCAGCAGACCTCCTCATGAACCTGCCGAAGGGAGTTCATCGTGTCGAAGAATAAGCTGGTTATCCAGGTTCCACCCGGATTCATGTTTACCTCTGTCGAACAGGACAAAATTCGCAAGACAAGGTGGGAGGTTAAGACTGGCTCGGATCAGATCGTGCGCCACACTTCGTGTGTCCCGTTGTTTGGGACACGGGAGTTGTGGAAGGTCCTTGAGGAAGGTGACTTTCTGGTATTCATTGAGTCGCCTATAGATGACATACATCAATTTGCATGGAATCTGTACGTTATGAAACCAGGACAGTATAAGGAGTGGTTGTTGCATGAGTGACATCTACGATTCTATTATCCGGGAGCTGTCGAAGCCCTCGGCACGAGACAGGCAACGTAAGGTTGGTCCGTCTGAATTGGGGGACCTGTGCGAGTATTGCCTTGCAGAGAAGCTACTCGGCATCCACAAGGAAGACAGCAACCATTCTCTCGCGCCGATGATTGGCACGGCCTTCCACCTCTACCTAGAGAATGTCATTGGCCTCAAGGGTTACCTTAAGGAGACTAAGGTAACTGTCGGCACCATCGACGGGTACGGAGACATCTCCGGCACCTGTGACGGCTTCGACACCACCACAGGCCATGTCGTTGACTACAAGGTCCTGTCGAAGAAGAAGATCAAGGCGTTCTCGTCTGCCACATTCTTCGACGAAGACCGCAACCCAGAGTTCTACTCGGACTCTCGCACTAAATTACAGCTCAAGAAGTACTTCTATCAAATGATGCTGTATGGACTGGGTATAGAGAACAGTGGGCACGAGGTGAACTACTGCTCGCTCATTCTCTTCCCGAGGGATTGCACCATCGAGAGTGTCCTACAAGCCAGCCATGAGTTGTGCTTCAAGTACAACAGACAAGCTGCACTCAACGTCCTGGAACGAGCCAACCAAATCCTCAAGTGGGCTGATAAAAACCGGGACCATCTTGAAGACCTCGACAGCCATCCCGGCTGTTACTACTGCGCCTTCAAGCGGTAGAGAAGAAAGGAGAACATATGGGAAAGTTTGATAGCTTCCTGGCAGGCTTCAACATTGAGGTTTCAGACCCCCGCAAAGATATTCCTAAGCTGAAGATTCTACTCTATGGGCCTTCAGGTACGGGGAAGACTTCGCTTGCTTCGACAGCCAGCACTGTCGAAGAGCTTGGTCCTGTGCTCTACGTTGACTTGGAGCGGGGCACTGCGCCCGCTGCTAAATATGGCGACTTGGACAACATGCTTGTTGTGCAGCCCGCGACGTACAAGGAGTTCGCAGACCTGCTCGTCAGGATCAGTGAAGCCAATGATAAGCCCTTCAAGACGGTTATTATTGACACAGTTGACCGGCTTCAGGAGCTTATTAAGCTCCACTTCACAGCGATCAATCCGAAGGATTCCTTTGGGATGTGGGCAGCTGCATACGACAAGGTACTGGACCTTGTGAACATGATCGCCTTCGATGCGTCTCTGAATATCATCTGTATCACCCACGAGTCACGCGAAATTGTGGAGACGGAACGCCTCTCCCAGATCGCACCTGACTTCGAAGGTAAGAAGAGCTTCAAGAAGCTTCCTTCCATCTTCGACCTGATTGGTCGTATGACGTGGGAGGACGTGGGAGACAATGAGGAAGAGAATCTTGTTGTCGTCCTGAACGTCAAGTCGTCGTCTAGTATCCTGACTAAGACGCGCTTCGACAACATGCCCCCGATGATCGGAAACCCAACCATGTCGAAGATTATGCACTGGGTTCATGAGCATTATGATATGAAGGCGGAGGTGAAGGATGGCGACTGAGTACATGTCGATCACTGACGTGATTGAAAAGACTGGCCTCAGCCGTACGACAATCTTGTACCGTATCCGAAAAACCTCCAAGGGTTTTCCACAGCCGGATGCTATCATTCGGCATGACAAGCTAGTCACCTACGGGTGGCTGCCTGAAACTATCAACAACTACATCATCACCAACAAGAAGGAGAACAACAATGATTGATTTCGATGCACTGATGAACCTGGACGTTGCCGAGTCCATGTCTTTCGAGCCTCTGCCCAAGGGGCGGTACAAGGTGACCGTTGATGCCTGTGAGCTAGGCGAGTCCAAGAAAGGCAAGCCTATGTACATCCTGGATTTCGTGGTCACGGATGGCGAATATGCAGCACGACAGATTCGTTACTGGCTGGTCATGGTCACCAAGAATGGTCTGCACTGGGACCTCCCCAAGTTCTGCACTGCGTCAGGTAACCCCTGGCCTACCGAGCGCACGGAACGCACCATCGACTACTACAACCAGGTTGCTCTCGACATTGTTGGCAAGACGGCGACCATCACCGTTGATGTCGAGGAGTCTGAGTACAATGGTGAGATCAGCAAGCGCAACAATATCAAGAAGGTCGAATGGGACGATGTGAAGCCGAAGAAGTCTAAGGCTTCCAAGATCGAACTCTGACCGTCAATTAACTGGCGGGGTCACGCTTCGACAAGAGGTGTGACCCCGCTTTACAATAGGTAGATATGAAAGGAGAGCAATGGACCTCAAAGAGTTCTTTCAGGCAGTTTTTCCGGACAGTGAAGGCTGGACTCCCATCATTCTTAAAGGCCCTATGGGAGGCCTCACAAACTTCCACTGGTTCAACCTGCCTGCACAACTCGACAAGATGGTGGCTTACACCAAGGCGCATGCTGACCTTGATGTGTACTACTCGCCTTTCCTGTACACGAAGCCCCCGGCCCTGTCGAACACGCGCCACGCGGCCAAGGATAATGTTATCCGCGCTGCGTGCGTGTGGTCAGATGGTGATGACTGCCCTATCGACAAGCTGATGATCCAGCCTTCCATCCTGGTTCAGACCAGTGAAAAGCACTGGCAAGGATACTGGCTACTCGACGACGCCAACGACCTGTCGAATGACATGCTGGAAGCCCTCTCGCGAGCACTCTATGAGGATCACCGCAACGACGGCATGGATCGTGGCTGGCCCCTGTCGAAGAAACTCAGGGTCCCGTTCACGCACAACTGCAAGCGAGCGAAGCCCTGGAAAATCACCATCACGGTCAATAACGAGCCGATCACTGCTGCTGAGTTTGCAGCAGAGTACCCGCCTGTCGAGCGAATGGGTATCGAGGAAGAAGACTTCCCCACTGACATCCCTACCATGTACGAAGTCCTCGGCATGGTTAATCGTTCGTACATCACTGACCTGGCCACAGATGACATGTTCAATGACGAGGAAGACCGCTCCTCGAAAATGTACCACCTCGAATGTGCGCTCTGGGAGGAAGGCTGCTCGACTGTCGAAGCCTTCGCCGTCGTGCGTGGGACAGAATTCAACAAATTCGCTATGGACGGCCGTGGCGACGGCTACCTGTGGAAGCAAATCAATCGGGACCGTGCCCGCTGGGAGGCTCAGCACAACGGGCCATCTGAGAAGGAACTGGAAGCGACAACTCGGGTTAGCTCCTCGTATCTTCTGAGCGAAGCACGGGAGCTAACCCTTCAGAAGGTTAATTTCCTACATGAAGATGAAGCGGAACCGATGGGTCTCTTCGTCGATCAGTTCGCCGTGTGGGCTGCAACGAAGTCAGCAATGGCACCCAAGCAGTTCCACTACGCGGGCGCTCTTGCCATCCTCTCCTCAGTGTTTGCGAAGTATGCTTTCCTGCCCATCAACGTCCAGCGAATGCCATTGAACCTGTACTTCCTGGTACTGGGACGCACCACCCAGTCCCGCAAGTCAACATCACTGCGCCTCGCAGAAGGCATCATGCGTGATGTTGCTGTCGGTGTTGGTAAGGCAATAGACTCCTATATTGCACCGGAGGATTCGACAGGCGAGGCACTGTCGGCATACCTTCGCACCAAGCCGAAGGAGTCTGGCCTGTACGCAATCGACGAGGTGCAAGACTTCTTCGCACATGCGGCACAGAAGAGCAGCTATATGGCCTCTATGATGCCCTTCCTTACCAAGAGCTACGATGGATATATCCCTGCTGTCGCACGTAAGGACAAGGGCGGCAAGGTCGCGTACCAGACAGCGACACCGTACTACATGACGTTCTACGGGACAGGTATTCTCGATCAGTCGGCGAAGCACCTGACGAAAGAACGAGTCGAGTCCGGCTTCACACCACGCTGCCTTGTTGTTGTCGATGAACGAGACCACTACATCACGTCTTCACAGGACGTGAAGCTGGTTGCTGTTAATCCTTCGACAGGTAAGATTGCCGACAAGCAGCGTGAATTCATGTTGTCGAACCTCATCAAGGCAACGATTAAGTTCGACACACACTTCAGCGCACGCCAGTCCAGGTCCCTAGCACACGAGGAAGTTCGCGTCCCTGTCGAATTCGAGCCGGGCGTGTTTGAGCGCTGGATTGAATTCTCCGAGGAAGCCAAGGTGATGGCTGCTCAGCACGTCTTGAGTAGCCGCGAGCTGTTCCCTGGTACTGAGCGTATGACATTCTCTGTCCTTCGCATCGCTGCCCTGCTCGCCATGTACAAAGGCCCTAATGCTCACGGTGGTGTCGTTGTCACGATGCGACACATGCTCAAGGCTATTGCCTTAGCACCCATCTGGATAGCGTCGAACGAGGTGTTTATTCACCACGTCAAGAACTCCAACTTCAGCAACAAGGTGGATAAGTTCATTAGCTTCATTGCTCGCTCGGATAATGGGCTCGTGCCAATCCCGAAGATTCTTCTGAAGTTCCAGTCTGAAATCAACGGAATGAAGGAGCTGAAAGAAATCATCTCGTATGCTCAGGCGCGTGGTGTCGTCCAGGAAGTTATTCAAGGGAAAAAGAATAGTGATCGTTTCATTAAATACATAGGAGGGCAGGCATGAAGATTCTGACTAACAGCGTAGACAAGCTGCCTGTGCTTGTCACAGTTCTGCTAAAGAGGGCTAGGGCTGTCTCAGGCCTTCCTGCTGGCACACCTATCGAAGTCGTTGATGACCCACAGGCCGAAGACATCAGGATCACACTCGGCACTGTGAAGGGCTATAAGGGCGACGCGTACAAGACGCTCTCGCCTAAGCAGATCGTCAGCAATCCGCAATCCATCCTGTTCCTTGCTCAGGCGCTTCAGTATGGCTACCTTGGCCCTATCGATCCTGGCCTGGAACTCGGTAAGGACTGGGTGGTCTGGGAGGGCCAGGATATCTCCTTCAAGGAGGGGAGCGTCATTGCTCTCGACATCGAGTCCGCTGGTGACATCGACAACGACACATTCGCGGCTGGTCGCATCCTATCGGTTGCCTTGTGGAATGGAAAGTTCGGTGTGGTGATCCCTGAGGAGATTGCTGAGACTCCCGAGTCTGCTGAGCTGATTGAGCGCTTGTGCCGGGACTGCATTGTCGTCTGCCATAATGGAACGTTCGACATGCCCTACCTGTCGAAGCGGCTTGGCATCAATGTGTATCACCATGAGGACACGCTGCTGATGCACTTCGTGCTTGACAACCTAGCAGGTGAGCATGGCCTGAAGCCTCTGGCTCGTCGCTGGTTGCGTGCTGCTGACTGGGATTCGGATGCAAAGTCCTACTTGAAGCATGGTGCGTACTTCGAGAATATTCCACGGGATAAGCTCTATCGGTACAATATCTATGATGCGTACTGGACATATGAGCTGTATAAGTACTTCAAGCCGATGATTGATAAGGCACCTGACTTCTACAAGCACCGTATGCGTGTGACACGTGTGCTGCATGACGTTCAGATGAACGGCGTGGCTGTGTCGTTCACAGCTCTTGACGAGTTGGAAGAGAAGTACAACCGCCAGTGCAATGAGCACCTTGTCACCTTGAAGAAGCTCGCGGGGGAAGACTTCAACCCTCAGTCGCCTAAGCAGATAGCTGAGTATTTCGCATCTAAGGGTGTATCATCCCCGTCATTCGATGCAAAGCACCTGAAGAAGTTGAAGCGTGCTGATAAGGAGTCTGAGTTCATCAACGCTCTCCTTGCTTACCGTTATGCAGCGAAGGTGATTGGAAGCTTCATTGCGAATGTGCGTCGTAAGCGTGGGGAGGATAGGCGTATTCATCCGTATTACCTTCCTCATGGTGCAAAGACTGGTCGTCTGTCCGCTAAGGGACCAGCGATTCAGACGATGGGTCGCGACAGCGGCATCAAGCGTGCTCTTGTCGCTGCGCCGGGGTGCAAGATCATCTCGTGTGACTACTCTCAGGCAGAGCTACGTACTGTCGCTGAGCTTGCGGACGACACAGCCATGATTGCTGCCTTCCAGCCGGGGGGACCGGACTTTTTTGATGGCCTGATGACAAAGATCTGGCCAGATGAATATCCAACCATCGAAGCATACGAGGCATTTAAGCATGAACATCCAAAGACTGCTAAGAATAAGCGTGCACTGGTAAAGAGTGTGGTGTATGGGTGTGTTCCGCTGAACTACCCAATTCTCACAGCCGAAGGTTGGAAGTCGGTAGATGATCTAGTTGAAGGTGAACTCGTGTACGCAGCAGACGCAACCACAGGTCAGCTGGTAACGACACCGTTACGTAAGATCAACCGTTACAGCAACGCACCAGTGAACACTTACTCGACTCGTGGGTTTAACGTGACAACAACACCTAATCACAAGTGGGTTGTCAGTAAGCGCAGAAAGGGTAAGAGTGATGAGATTGCTCTGACTGAAGCCTGCGACATCAAGCACGACGACAAGATCATGCTTGCGTACCCTTACCTGTCGAACCACGATGACGGTTACACAGATGAGGAAGTGCAGCTTATCTCATGGGTTGTCTCGGATGGCTACTTGCACCGCTCAAAGACTAATCATGAGATTAGGGGTATCTTGATGCAAATCATGCAGGCAAAGCCCCAGTATGTCGAAGAGATCAAGAATCTGATGACGAACTTCAGTCATTCAGTTGATAAGCGTCCGGGTGTAAACTACGAGACTGCTTACACCTGGCGCGTCCATGCTGAGGATGCTCGCCGTGTGTGGGACAAGTCTGCTATTGGTGACGAAAAAGAAAATCTATGCCGGTGGGTGCTATCGCTTAATGCAAGGCATCTCGAAATGTTTGTGGATATTTTCAACAAAGCTGAGGGATACTTTGACAATGGGACTTGGGTTGTGGCGCAGAAGCATGGATACACTGCTGACGCATATCGTCTCGCAGCGTTCTTGTGTGGAAAGTACGTCACATCGAGTGAATATAAGGAGGGTGGCATGAGCAAGTATCATGTACGTAAGAAGTCTTTTGTCACGGCTCAGAAGTTGGTTGTTAAAGACGGTGGTACAACTGATGTTTGGTGCCCTACGACTGACTACGGAACGTGGGTGACTCAAGACGAGAACGGCTCAATCATCGTTACTGGCAACTCGAACTATGGTCGGGGTGTGCCTGCTATTGCGACAGCTCTCGAACAGCCTATTGAAAATGCGCAGCATGTGTACGATCAATACTTTGGTACTTACACAGGGCTTAGAGACTGGCAGCAGAAAGTACGGCACAGTATCGGGCGGAAGGAAGAAAACTATATGCGTCGGACCAAGTTTGGTATGTCATATAACCCTCTCTTCGTGCCTGACGCTGCCTACGCCTCGATACAGAATGAAGCCTTGGCCTTTGTTCCACAGTCCACTGCAAACGACATCTGCCTCAACGCGGCAATTAAGATCAACGAACAGGTAGGGCAATACGGTGCCAAGCTGATTGGACTTGTCCACGACGCAACCTATGTCGAATGCCCTGAAGAAACTGTCGAAGAATGCTCACGCATGATGGAGCGTGAGATGTCTAAAGCAGCAACACTCGTCTTCAACCGCGTGCCCTTCGTGGCAGAAGCAGAGGTCGGCAACAATTGGGAGGAAGTATGATCAACATCCACGCCTACGAGCAAGCGCCTTGTGTCGGAGTACCTGTCGAGCTTTTCTTCGACTCAGGATTCTACTATCAGGTCTTAAAGGTCTGCTGCTCACAGTGTCCAGTCAAAGAACTGTGTCTTCAAGACTGTCTTGCACTCGAAGACGTACCTGTCGATGGCAAACGCTACCGGTCAGGGGTCTTTGGTGGAACGACACCGGCTGACAGAAACAGACTGTGCGAGACGAAGTATGAAATTCTGAATGATAATTGGGAGGAGAAAAATGAAAACCGTCATCGCAATTGACCCCGGCGTAAACACCGGCCTCGTCGTTGCCCGTGTCGAAGAAGAGGTAGAGATCCTGCACTTCGATCAGTTCATCTGTTCGACACACGTGGAGACAGTGGAACTCATCAAGGGGTACCTCGACCAGTATCCTGGTGTTACTGTCGTTGCCGAGCAGTTCGACCTGCGGCCCGGCAACAAGTTCACGGCCGATCTGACCCCCGTGAAGGTCAACGCAGTCCTTGACTGGCTTGTTGATGACATCCACTACCAGACCCCGGCCCAGGCTAAGGGGCTAGTGAAAGACTCTGTGCTCAAGAATCTGGGTTGGTGGCTCACCGGCAAGGACGTGTTCTACAAGGACGCTAACGACGTGAGAGACGCATTCCGACATCTCGTGTACTACCTTGTACACGAACTTCGACACAAATGGACACTCGAAGGCGGCTGGCCAAGATAAATGAAAACCCCCTGACTAGGAAAGGAGAACTAGTCAGGGGGTTTTCTGCACCACCCAGCAGCATACACAGATCATTGTGAATAACTGACGCTACTTAGTATAGCACACTCATCCGATCTTCGTAGCCCCAATACACAGACCACCCCAACCGATGTTGTTCACGGGGCTGCAGCTGATCTTCACCTGCACCGGAACGCTACGAGGACCGGCCGCGTAGTACGCCATTGTCGCCATACGGAATGACAACACCCCCTCGGAGTGGTTGTAGGTGTTCGTCGTGCCAACGTTGTAGAACACACCATCACCGATGGACTGGAAGACATCGACGTTCGTGTCCTTGGAACTGTCGTTGTTGTCCAGTGTGATGCAGTTGGAGAACAGCCACAGGCCCTGGCTAGGGATCGACACATTGCGGCTGATGACGGCGGACGCGCCGTGCTGCGTGTAGCGACGCCACTGTGAGAAGGCTTCGTTGTCGTTGATGTACTTGATGTCCGGCGCGCCACCCCAAATCTTCTTGATTCCGGTGTTTGTTGCCAGGTACATTTCATTCAGGTCAGACCTGTACACGAGGAGATCATACGATCCAGTGGTGGCCTTGTTGATGGCTGCAATCTTGTCGCGCTGGTCGTTGATGCTCTTTGCGACGAGAAGCCGATTCTGTTGAATGGACTTAATAACGTCCGACACAGAATTAAAGCCCAAATTCATGAATGCTGGCCATGACTGCACGATATCTGCATCGCTGTATGTCCAAATACCTTGAGGATTAACACCCATTTCTAATACCTCACTCCTGCAATCTGTATGCTTAATGATGCTGTCGAATCCCAGTTGTACACCCAGTCCGGATGTGTGCTGGAATTGCTCATGTTCACAACTACGATACCACCCCTGTAATTCTCGTAGTCAATGACGGTGTTGTAGTTGATGTGGGCCACCATCATGGCTGTGCCTTCGACACCTGTCGGCTCATACGACAGGAAGCACTGCTGGTACCTGGTGTCCTGGTCTCGGGCGCCACGCACGCCGACAAGGACGGTGACGGGGTATGCGTATCCACTGTAGAGCTTGAGGCTCAGGGGGATTCTTAGGTAGCCTGAGACGGCTATTTGCATGAAGAGGCCGGAGTCGCCCCAGGGGAGGGATTGGTACCAGATGTCTTCGTATGTGCCGACGCCCCGGCCTCGACCGGGGGAAGTTTTGTAGACGTCGTTGAAGAAGGGTTTTGCGACACCGTTTGTTGCACGCTCCGACACGAGCGATGTGATGCTTTGTGCTGCGTTGGTGGCTGTCGAACGCAGTAGCATGAGGTCGTTTTCTACTGATGCGAGGCGTTTGTTGATGTCGTTGCCCCATGCTTGTGATGGGGTGGGGAGGTTGTGTTTCATGACATTAGTATACCAGTATGACGAACGTCACCTTGCAACGGTTATAGCCAGCACCTATAGTTATCCAGGTCAGCAGGAAACAACATCCGAGTCATTACCAACGAACAAGGATAACCACTCTTCGTCCTCAAAGACATCTGCGACGCACTCGACCTCGGAAACAACCGAGAAGTGGCTAGCCGCCTCGATGAGGATGGGGTCGATAGTATCGAGGTCATCGACAAGGCCGGTAAGGTGAGGCCACAACTCCTCGTCACACCTGCAGGACAGTCTTACTTTGCAGGAATCCTAGGCGCATAACACAAGAAGAGGGGCGACACCGGTGTTGGTGTCGCCCCTCTCTTTGCGTACCTAGACCTTATGCTCAAACCCCTTCAGCGACAACTCCCCCAACGTAATCCCAGGCGGCGTCGGAAGATCCTTCACAAAAGGCATACCAAACATATCCGCTAAATCCCGCACCGACGTATACGGTTCAGCAGACACGTTCGCACCCGACTCACTGTACTCAACACTATTAATCTGCCACATGTACCTGTCGAACAACGCGCATGTCCCCGCCATGCGGCCAAACACCTGAGGCTTATCAGTCACGGCCTTATTAGCAGTAAACGCCAACAAGTCATCCATGATCTTCTTCATGGTCGTGCCTTCAGGCCACTTCTCTCTGGCCTTCTCGGGCAACGGCGCATCAGTAAAAGCAGTCACATCGGCCGCGACAACAGGCTCGCGCTCAAAGTTATACACAACATCCGTATACGCCTCATTCAACGGCGTCATACCAGACCACTCAAGACTCGTCTTCGTCCCCAAAGCAGACTGAGCAGCATACACGCAGGCCGCATACGCCTTATCCACCGTGTCGATATACGGGCTACTAATCTTCAACGGATCAGTCCGACGCGGATACCCCGTATAGAACGTTACAGTCTTCTCAACATAAGGATAACCCTCACCACAAATACGCAAGAAAGAATAATCATTCTGCCCATCAGACTCAGCCAAACGATACGGTGCGAGACGCTTATTCAGCATACCCGTCACAGTAACCTTCAACTGATTCGGCTCATCACCCACCTCAACGAAGACACTACCACCCTCAGCATTCCACTGCGCAGGAGTAATCGGCTTATTATCCTTACCAACAACAACGTAATAACTCTTACCAAACTCCTTAGGGTTATTCGCCGCACCCGACTTAGCGAAATAAACCGAACGAGCAGTACTAGGATAATCAGTCGGCATCACACAAACAGGCTGCGAAGTAATACTCTTCACATGAACAGGAACCTCAAGAACAAACTCCTTCGTCTCACCAGCATCGACAGAGAGCACCTCAAGATCCTTCAAGGCCTCCACAAAAGACTTACTCGGATCATAATATGGATACAGCACAACAGTAGGCGCGGGCATACTCTTCAAATAAGCACTAAAAACAGGCTTCCCATCAACCCAATAAGCCGCCTCAGAATTACCACCATTAAACAGCTTCTCAACAAGAGACTCGCGATACGTGCACTCAATACTCGACACAGGCTCAGACTGCTCATACGAAATCTTATAATCAGACGTATAACCCTGAAGACGAGTCAACACAGTATGATTCTTAAACACCACAACCGTGTCGTAAATCCACGTGATCTGGAGATCATTGGCCGACAGCCACGTCTTCAACAGATACCACAAATTCCCCTTACCACCAGAAAAATCATAAATATGGTCATAGGCCACGCCCTCAATAGTGAAGAACCCTGCAACAGTGCTACTAGGATGAAAATTCTGCACATAAATCTTCGGCATATCAACGACACCAGCAGCCCTAAAGAACTTCGCAATGATGGTCTTTAGCTCCGTATAGACCATAGGCTCAATCGTCGCCTCAATATCCAGAAGATAAAAAGGATCATTCAACGTAACAGACCACGACCAAGGCCCTGTCGAAAGCGCACGCGCAACAGCATGCGTACGGCCAAAACGCAGATCACTCAGCACCACATCCTTGTTCACAACAAGAGCAGGCTCAATGCCTCCAGCACCCTCCAACGAGTACTCAGAAAAGCCGCCAGAGGACTGATCACGATCCAGCGACACGCCATCCTCCTGAACAGACCAGGAAGTCAACTGGCCGGCGGGAATCCCAAAGACACGCATCACCATGAGTAGCACTCCTCCAAAGAAACCGAAGCAGAAAAATGCCCGCGAGCATTATTAACCGTAACGACACGGGCAGACCCGGGAACAACCTTCATATTCCCTCCACCAGCCGGATACGAAAACTCATACTCGCTCGCGCCGGCCGCAACCTGATCAGGATCATATGGCGTCACACGAAGACCACACCATGACAACTGCCCTTCCTGCATAGGCTGCATCGTAATCTCCCACAAGCCCTCACCAAAGCTAAAAACCTGGTTCTTCAACCTCGTAACAACAACGCCAGGAGTGCCACCATCGACACGCTGCAACACCCACTTAAACGGCTGCTTACCGTCCTCATAGCCCGATGCAAAGAAGGACCCATAATAACCCTCAGGAACAACGACACGCTCCGTATATGTCCCAATCTTGCTCAGCGCCAAAGAATCCTGACGACTATTCAACTTCTTATACACATTATCCAACTGATTCCTCACCGCAAAAGAATCAGGCTTATACACCACAGTCGGATGCTGAGACTTCTTATCAACACCATCCGACACAAACAGAGCCTGCTTCCCCCAATCGTTATACGCGAAAGGAGTGCCAGCATGAACATGCAAATAAGGCAAACCCATCAAAGGCGACAACATGTTATTGAACGAGAATGGATCGGCATATGCCACCCATTCGTGCCCACGATTCAAAAACAAACGACGAAACAGCTCAGCCTGATCACGATTCAAGTACGACCAATTCAACTCGTACTTCCGATGGCCATACACCGAACCATTAATCGACGCAAAGCCATTCAGCAACGTTGTCGAATCACTGCCGAACTGCACACTATCTGCTGTCGGGGACTCATCCGGAGCCGGAAACCACGACATAACATTCCCAACCGCGAAATAAACCTCACGAGTCGAACAACCCCTAGTAGACGCCACGGTTACCACTCCTCACATTATTGCTGTCGATATTCTTGCTAATGGCCCGGCCATTCAACATGACTGTCGTCGAAACAGCCCTGACAAGCTCATTAAACTGCGCTGGATTAATTGTAACAAGGCCATCACCGACACCAGCAGAATACCCGCCACCAGACAACATGGGCACCTGCATCGTATTCAACGCATTCATGAAGCCCTTACCATAGAAATCGACAGCGGGCTGGCTAATCACATACTCACCACTACGCACACTAAACAGCCCATTGCCATTTGTCGCCAAAAGGTTATCGACACCAGGATTAGCCGGAGGCCGACCCGGCACCAAACCACCAGAAGCAAAACCCCTAGACGGAATCAACCCACCATCAAAGAACTGGTAACCATCAGCCCAAGGACCCGCCTTACCCCAATGACGCTTACCAGTCAAATTCACACTCAGGTCAGGAATGACCCTCATGCGGACAGTAATCGTAGACTGCGACGGCTGCACCGGAACAGTCACAGGGTCAGCATGAATCCCATCAATAGCACCCTGTGTCGCACCGACAGTCCCATTATCTGTCACATGCTCCCTCACCTCACGAGGAACCTGACCAATCGTCCCAGTCAGGCTGTCGAACGCGCCAGCCAACTCAGTAACCTCACCCTGGTTATAGCCAAGCTGAGTCACCTGATCAATAAACTGACGCTTCAACGACTGCGTATACGCCTCGATCTCCTGTGTCGAATGGCCGGCAGCAGCATAAGCCTCAATCAGACCAATCATCTGAGACTGCAACGACCGCAAAGCCTCACGGTTAGCAATAGCTGCCTCCGTGTACCCCTTCAACGCAAACTGGCCAGCCTGAAGAGTCGCGATCTCCTTGTCGTTGTCAGCAATCTTCGACTGACCCTCGCTAATCTTCTGCTTAGCCTCGTCAATATCAGTCTGCGTAGACTGCATACGCTCCTCGTCACCATACTTCACAGCGACAGCATGGAAGAACTCAGCATCATGCAACTCCTGCTGAGCCTTACGCATATCCGACGCAAGCTTCTCATTCTCCTTACGAAGATTCTTGATCTTGCTCGTAGTATTCTCAACATCCTTACGAAGCGAGTTGAGACCCTTGTGGTAGTTATCCTGAGCCGTCGTCGAACGCCACCATGACTGCAACGCCTTGTCGAGCGCAGACTTCAACCTCGACAGGAAGTCCTCGAAGATCTCAGCAGCAGTCTTCGTCTCCTTACGGGCACGTGACGACGGCGACGAACCACGGCCACCACCACCACCAGAACGAGGCGAATGGGAACCTCTTCCACCCCCGCCACCAGACGAACGCTGAGGCTTCGCACGGAAATTAGCACCACTAAACGCCGACTTCCCATTGTTACGCAAAGCAAACGTAGGCGTACGAATCTTCGACTTCTGGCCAAGAGTAAACGAACCCTTACCCGTCTTCGACTTCGCACCACCGATCTGCGACATGTAGCCCTGAATCGACTGCCAAATAGCCTGCACCTTGCCCAAGAAACCCTGAGCCTGACTCACAGCGTTCGCAGCATTGCCCACCATCTCATTCAACGACGCATCCGTCGCCGAATGATCCACCTCACCCGACTGATACGGCTGGGCAATAATCGCGGCCATCGTGTCACGCTGAGCCTCGAACGCACTCATGTCGAACCCTTGAGCCGACAGGTAATCAATCGTGTCCTGAATCGACTGCTGAGCATACTGGTACGCCTCCTCACCAGTCAGACCCATCTCCTCGATACCAGCAGCAGCAGCGTTTCCCATGGCCTGGAAGTAATCCTCAATAGCGGCAATGTTCGCCTGACCCTCAGCAGAGTTCGGGTCCATCGACGTACCATTGGTCTGCATCGACTCATACACCTGCTGCAAAGCACTGTCGAGAGCAGCAGCTGCATCTGTCGATGAAAACATTTCATCAAGCACCGAGCGCAGAACCTCACCAAGATCCTTGAACTCATTCTTAGCATCACCGATCTTGAACGATGCCTCCTCAGAGCTGTCGCCGGCCTCAGTCATCTCCTGACCAAACAACTGAGCATCATTCAAAGCATCACGCATAGCGCCGCCGACACCCTCAGTCTGGCTCTTCACCTCATTCAGAGCACTAATCTGCCCCTCAAACTGCGAAGCAATATCCGCACGCTTAGTCGCGTAGGAGGGAGACTCAGGATCGAGCTTAGCAATCAGCTCATTCTTGCGTGTCTCAAGCTGAGCAATATACCCATCCACATACGCGTCAGCAGCAGCCTTACCGCCGCCCTCAGCCTCCGACGTAGTTGCCAACTTAATGTACTGCGCGTAAGAGAAGCCCATGTCAACAAGCGCCTGCTTGACATCCTTCGACATGTTCTTAAACGAATCAGAACCCTGAATAGCGTCAGAAATCAGCGCCTGCGTGTGCTCACCAATCTTCAGCGTCGAATAGCCGAACGCCTCAGCCTGAGCCCGTGTCGTCTGAACAACCTGGCCAGACTTATCCACGTAATAGCCAAGCGCCTCACCATTCGAGGTGAGAGTCTGCCCATTCTGCTGAATCGTCGCATTCAACTCAGCAAACGAAGTCTGAGCACCAGAGCCAACTTCCTTCGTGTCCTGAGCCAACGCGTTCAAAATAGCCGACGAACCACCAACAGCGGCCTTCAGGTTCTCAGCCTTCTCAGACGCCCCCATGAAAGAATCGCCAAGGTACGAAGCGGCAACAGACGCCGCCGTAATAGCGCCAGTAATGGCCAGGCCCCACGGCCCACCAAACATCGCCATCAGGCCAGAGCCAACAGCGGACAGCTTCGACAAAGCACCGACAGCCTGACCAGCACCAGCAGCCACCTGGGCGCCCGTCGAAACAGCCGACGCTGCGGCCTGAGCTTCCTTCGCAGCAGCCGCCTTACCCGCAGCCACAGCGACAGCCGAGTCCGACGCCGCAAGACGCTGATTAGCAGCAGCCGCAGCATTAGCAGTACCCACATTAGAAGCCAGCGCACCATCATACGAGACGACACCAGCCTGAGCCTGCTTCACGGCCTGCCACACCACACCCCACGACAAGGTCTGCTGACCAGTCGCCTGCATCACGCGAGACCCCATCTGCATGTACGTCGCAGACATCGACACCAGCGCTGCCTTCGTCGCCACCATACCCGCGCGAGCAATACCCACAGCAGTCAAAGCACCAACGAACGCCTGAATAGGCGCAGGCAGCTTCGCAAACGCATTCACAGCCATTGTCGCCACAGACACAATGGCCTTCATCGGCACCATGAAACTGGAATTCATGGCCGCACCAGCATTCTGCAAAGCATTCTGGAACTGCTGAAGCTTCGCCGACAACGTGTCGGTGATGATCGACATCGAATTGTCAATAAACGACGTGTTCTTCGACGCCTTCTCAGCCTCCTCCAACTGCTCCACATACAGGCCAACACTGTTCGACATACGTGACAGCAACTCCACGTCACGCACGTTCTTAAAGCCCAGATCCTTAATGGCCTGAGCCTTCTGGACCTTATCCCCAATGCCCGCCAGGTTCTGCAGCATGCCCTGGAAGACCTTATTCGGATCGTCACGCCACAACTTCTGGAACTCAGCGTCAGTCACGCCCACGGCCTGAGCGTACGTGTGCATGGCGTCGCCGCCCTCAGCAGCCGCCGAGTTAATCGAGTTGAAGATACGCTGCAACGAACCGCGCGCCCACTCCTTCGGAATAGCCAGTGACGACAGCGTAGACGACAGGGCGAGAATCTGGTTCTGAGTAAAGCCTGCACTCTTGCCCTGGGCAGCGATAGACACCATCATGTTTGCAATCTCCGGCTCAGTCGCAACTGACTTTGCACCCAGATCAGCAACCTGGTTCGCAAGGATCTTGTACCCATCCCCCGCGCCCTTAGAAGACTCTTGCAAGCCACCAATCATCTGACCAAACCGGCCAAAAGCAGTCGTCGCAGCCTCGACGTCCATCTCCGTCACCGTCGAGAACTCAGCGACAGCAGTCGTGAAATCCTTCAGATCCTTCGTCGGAATGTTCATCTGCGCGCCCAGCGTACCGATCTTCGCCAGATCAGCAAAAGGCGTCACAACCTTCTGTGTCGAAAGATCCGTGTACGCCTTACGCAACTCATTCAAATCATTAGTCGTACCCTGGGCCGTGCGCTTCACGTCAGCGAATGCACGCTCCTGAGCAATACCAGCCTGCGCAGCAGCCGACACCAGCGTGCCAAGGCCAGCAGTAATAGCCCCGTAATACACCGCTGTGTCGCGAGCAGCATAACGAACGTTCTCAATAGCCTGCTCATTCGCACGCAACTGGGCCTTCGCCACAGATGCATTAATGCGCATTGCCTGGCGCTCGCCAGAACCCTGCTCCTTGATCACAGCACGCTGCGTACGGCCAGCCTCAGCCTCACGAGCAGCAGCAATACGCGCAGACGCAGCGACAGCCGCAGCCTCACGCTTCGCCTCAGCGCTTGCCGTCACACCAGCAAGCTTCAGCTCGGCCTGCTGCAACTGTGCCGCAGCCTGGATCTCAGCAAGACGAGCAGACTCGGCGCCTTTCGCTTTCACTAGGTCCCGCTCGTCCCGGCCCTTCTGTCGCTGCAACGGGATAACGTTGTCCTCACGCTTCACGCTCGCCTGTGCACGAAGCTTCTCAGCCTGAGCCTCGGTCTTACGAGCCTGCGACTGGTTCAACGCGGCCTGCGCACGCTTCGCCTTATCCTCAGCAGTAGCCATGGCATTAGTCGCCGATGCGACATCACGCATAGCAGCAGCAGTATCCTTCAGCCTTTGAATGTGATCATTCGTCAGCTTATTGCTGGCCTGCATTTCGCGCACGAAACGACGGTATGCTGATACAGTCCGATCAACGCCCGCTGCCAAGTCAATCTTCGACATGCCATCACTGGCACGTGACACAGCCGACATACCATCAGCAACAGACTTCAATGCTGTCGCCGTCTCACGCATGTTCTTGACCTTGGCACTATTAAGCTGCAGCGAATCAAGAACAGAACCGCCCCGGCCTGAAGGAGCCTTCAGGGCTGCGACAGCAGACTGTAGAGAACTAATCTGCTTTTCCAAAGCACTAATACTTTGTGTTGCCTTTTCAGCGCCAGCAGTATTGACATCAATATCAATCTTAATCGACTCGTCAGCCATAGCTTACTCCCACAAAGAAATCGTCCCCGGTACTAACTCAATAATACCAGGGACGATTCTCACCTAACGAACTCCAAAGCCTGTATCGGTGAAGGCAAGGGTTCTTTCGTACCATCTGAATACTGGGTAGTATCCATCACGGTAAAAGTGCTTTCACCAGGTTTTGAATCACGCTGTTTCTCACGATATGATTCCAACTCAGCGCACGAATAGCACGTTGAATGTTCGACATGGAATTCAATAGCTGAATGTTCACTGCGACCATACCACAAGGGTGTTCCGCATTTGTTACACAGGCTGTCGAGGTAATACTGATAGCCAGCACACAATGCCAGATCAAGCGACGTGTATTCGGTTTGGGGGATCGACTCATAATCCTTGTCGTCGCCAAACCATACAGGCAAGGTGCGAGCAAACATGCCATGAGCACCAATGAACAGTGTAGGCGGCTTACCTTCAGCCCTCGCGGTCTTCAGAAGCAAGAGCATCCATTGATTCTCCCGCTTCGACAGCTCCGTCCCCACGAAACGTGGGGTCACTGATCGCCTCCGACACAACGACACCCAACGTCTGAGCGTCATTCCACGTGGTGCAAATCTGCTGCCACAAGAACTCAGGAAGCGCGCCGCGAAGCTCAGCAGCCTCTTCGTCTGACAGCCCCTTCTGAGACTCACCAGTCGAGTTGTCGATGACTTCGACACAGGCGTGCGCGACGATGTACTCCATCAGTCGATCCTCGCGCTCGACATCAATGACTGCCTTCTCATCAGCAGACTTGTTCTTTGTTGAGAACACAGGGTCGGTCCACACGCGGCGCTTGAGGACCTGAAGCTCCTTGTTCGACAGGGCACGAAGACGCAAGGTGATCGTCTGCTTGCGCAACTCTTCAAGTTCTTCCTGGAATGCCACACCAGGTCCCACGTCGGTGATCGAACGTGGCGCAGTATTCTGTGCGACAAGGGCAGTCTTCGCAGCCTCGGTTAGCTCCAAGAAACGCTCAGCACCCTCAGTGTTCAGGGGGATGTCAATGGCCTTCACAGTGGGCTTGATCGACGAGATGATCTTAGACAGTTCAAAAGGCATGGTGTCTACTCCAAACAGATATGAGAATACCCCCGCACCTCGGAGGTACGGGGGTATTCTATCAGGCCGCGATGGCCTTATTCAGTTCCATGTAGCCCTGAGGCAGGAATGGCACAGTGAACTGGATGGGCTTATCGCCGTCTCCGAGTTCATCCTTCGGGTTGTCTGCAACAACCTTGAACACGCTGATCTCCATGCCAGCCTCGACAGGAGTACCCTGTCGAAAGCCAATACGCTGAACAAGGTATCCCTCATTCAGTCCATCCAAGACTCCCCGCTTGAAAAGCTGGAACGCCTTGTCGTAGACGCTCGTATTGCCCGCTGCCTTCTGACCGGACGCAATCGCCTCACGAAAGAACGTCAGAGAAGCCTCGTAGTTCGACACCGTGGGGGTCTTGGCGTTTCCACTATCGCAAATGGAACGCGAGTCATCTGTGTCGCTGTCGGTCGCACCCAGCGTCATGCCAGCCGCAATAGCACACGAAATGTCCACGGCCTTAGCCGAGGCACCCGTGTAAGTGGCAACCTTAAAAAGGTCATCCACGTTGGTAACACTATCTGCAGAAACCCACCAAATCGTGGTATTCGGAGAAAGCATCTTAGGCATAATCAGTCCTCCTGATCCGTCGTATTGTCAATATCAATGATATCATCCGCACCACAGCACTTAGGCTGTGTCACGGGCGTATCATCATCAACAGGCTCATACATATCGGGCAACACCGACAGCATGTCCTTAGACTTTTCGCACACAATACCAGTGTGGATATTCCGTACTCGCATATCAATCCCCCCTATCTAGGTTCACGTAGAAGCTCATATGCCGCTGATAAACAGTAGGCCGCAATGTCGAATCATGATCCGCCGTCGAACCGACAGAAGCCGCAATGTTCACCCCATTCGACCCGTCAATCAACACAGCACCAATGAGCTTTTCCTTCACAACCGACACCAGCCGGTCAAGCATTTTCTTATTCTCAGCATAAACATCCACATAAAAAGGATGCTCATACACATCCTGAGTGTGTCCTGCCATCGACAGATACGAATTCAAGTAGCGGTTAATTTCCGCCCCACCGTGGTACACAATGTACAAAGGCTTCTTCACATCACGAGCAAAAGATTCGTAGACCTCAATATCCCGGATGCCTCGCAACAGATCAAGACAGGCTGTGTCGAACTCAAGTGTACGATCCCTCACTTCAACCTCCCATAAAACTCTTCGCGGAACACCTTTGTCACACGAGGCAGGTACTTCGCCGGAGTAATACCCTTACCCGCAGACTTCTTCGCCTTGGCACGCAAACCAGATCGCAAGTACCCTGTCGCCCTATTACCCTGAGTACCATTCTCCTGCCATGAGTAGTAGGGTTTCTCACGCGCCCACTTATGCCAACCGATCTCCACGACCTTGCCACCCTTAGACGCATCGACACTGAACGTATCGCGCATATAGCCTGTATCGACACGCCGAGGATCCGTATCGATCAACGCTCGGCCATACTCTGTGGAAGCGACAGCAGCAGCCTGAGTGGCCTCATCCACGCGCTTCCACGCAGCATCGATGATCTTCTTCTTCGCACGCGCAGCCACACCGTGTCGATCAGACGTGACCGTAATCTTGATGCCAGCGACACGCCCATCAAAGCGGACAACCTTCTTAGTTCTGGCCATTAGTATCCCCCGTCTCAAAGTCACACAACAGCGTCGGCTGCCATGGCAACGTGTCGAACACAGCGTTACGCACAACCAACTTCAACCCATTCTGCCTATGGTCAGCAGGAGACTCATTAATCACCACACGCATACCCTCTCCAAACGACACACGCATCTCAGGATCACCCCACAAATCCTCACGCACAATCTCATTCTTGTCGATATGAAGAAGCTGAATACGATACGCGTGCACGCCCGTCACTTCACCAGCCCACTCACGGTTACGAGCACGCCAATCAACGTTAGGCGTTACGTTCGCCCACCCAACCCAGATGGGCATGTTCTCCCGATTATGCAATCCATGCTCAGGGTCCCACTCATGCTCGACAGAATCCGGAGTCGGATACACACTGATCTTGCTATTCGCCAACAACTCCAACGGATAATGCGCAAGAGTCACAAACAACGGATGGATATTAGGGTTGATCGACAGTGCCATTAGAAGTTCACCACCCAATCAACAGGCTCATACGACGGCATGATGACATCAAACGACAGGTTGTTCTCGTCATCTTCCTTTGCCTGCTCCCGCAAAGTCTTCGCGCGCTTCACAATGGCGTCGAGCAGCTTAGCGCCATCCGTCTGCTTATCATCAGTCTTCAAGACGAGAAGCTGCAATGCCTTATCCATGCCAATAGCGTCGCACGCATCAGCAGCGGCCCGCTTCACATTCCCATTGTTAACAGCAAGGAAAGCAAGAATCTCGTCATCCGTAAACAAATAGCGAGGCTCATTACGAAGATCACGCAAGTCCTCCAACTTACGCAAGTCAGGAATAAGAACCCTTACCTGGCCAATAGGAGAAGTGTAGTCAATCATGATCTAAGTATAACTGAACCCCCTACAGCAAAAGCCATAGGGGGTTCAATCAATCCGTCAGGAGTTCAGGCCCGTAGACCCAATAACACCATCATAACGGACAAGGCCCGCGCCAGCAATCTGGCGGATGCGAATCTCGACATCATCATTGTCGAACGAACCCTCATACGGGTTAACATCCCCGCCGCCAAGCATCTTGCCCGTAGCATTGTGGATGCGAAGCTCAGGAGCTTCACGACCCATCATTCCGGTCTTGGCCAGCACGGTCTTGCCGTTAGCGCGACCACCCTTAGGCAGGAGGACCCACGCCTTATCGCCGCCGACAATCGAGATGAGGTCAGAGGAAATCACCTCCAGGTTCTTCAACGGATTCGCCTTGATCTCAGTGCGCTTACCGACCTGAGTGCGGATCTCGTTGATCAGGGTGTAGTTCTTGGCGACCTCAGCCAGGGCAGGGTTGGTCACCAGCACAAAACCCTCAGGCACGTACGTAGAATGACCATCACGGATCGTCGCAAGCGCCTGGAAGCGAGCCGCAACAATAGCGTCGAAGCTCAGCGCAGCGTTCTTCACGCCACCGACACCGCCAGCACCAGTACCACCCGTGAACTCATCGGGAATACCCGTGAAATCAGCCTTGGTCTTGTTGGCATCATTGAACACGTCAGCGCGAAGAGACTTCGTGGTGGGGTCGAAGAGCTGCAGCAGGACCAGAAGGTCCTCAGTGCGCGCGGCGAGCGTAGAAGCGTCCTTCGGGAAGCGGCTAATCACGTTCCACTCGTCGTTGATAAACGACTCGAAGCTGAACTGAATACGGGCACCATGCTTAGCAGTGGTGATAAACGCACCCTCTGCCTGGTAGCTCATCGTAGGGTACGGCGTCAGCTCTGGAACATGCGGAAGCGTACCCGAGGGGTGCTTGTAGCCGCCGTTGTCGATGGGGGTCGTCGTCGTGTCGCCCTTCAGCGACAGGAGGGAAGCAGGACGGAAGTCCGTCAACAGCTCCTTCGTAGCAATGCTGCCCCACATCGTGTTGTAGGAGTCGAAATACTCCTGGAACTTGACATTCGCGGCCTTCACGAACATCGGAGCCAGCTGATCGGAGGTGATAGCCTCCTTCAGGCGCGCCTGCGCAAGGCGGCTACCGGTAAGTGCTTCCGACAGGCAGACGTTGAAGTCGTTCTGATCCTTAAAATGCATGTTAAAGCCTCCTATCAGGCAGTCTTCGCAGGTGCAAGAACAACCTGCATCTTCTGATCGACAGAAGCAGACGCGACAGGCTCCTTGAGCCAGCCAATAATGACATCTGCGCCCGTCTTAACAGTGGTAATGACAGGCTTGATGCCAGCACCCGTCGCGGCCTTCGCGTACACGGGGTCACCGGCCTTCGCATCAGCAGCGACCTTGCCGGTCAGCTCGAAGACACCGCCAGCGACACGCACCGAAGCATAACCAGGACCATTCAAGCCGTACGTCGGAGCAGTCAGGACCTCACCGAGGGTCTTCTCAGCCTCAGCGGTCGTCGGGCGAACCTTCGTCTGAAGGATGCCAGCAATGCCGTTGCCCTTATTAATGACCACGACATCGCCAGGCTCAAGATGAGCCTGAGTGGCATCGACAGGAAGGGAGAGAGTATCAGAGTACTCAAAAATCTGGTTGTCCTTAACAACCGGAACACGAATAGCGTTAACTGCCATTATGCTCACCAACCAATCTTTCCGAAAGTGTCTTCGTCCTTTTCAACAACAGGGGTGGCGGTCGCAGCGACAGCCTCCTTAAGATACGCGCGCTCAGCCTCAAGGGCAGAATCGACATCCACGCCCTTCTTCACGGCCTCACGAACACGCGTGGCAGCCATGTCCGGCAAACCAGACTCGGCAATCTTCTTACCCGCCTCAAGAACCGAATCAACATCGACAGATGCTTCTTCGGTAGGCTCTTCTGCCTTAGCCTCCTGAATAGTAGCCATAGCAGCTTCGAGCTTAGAACCGAGAGCTTCAATAACAGAAGCAATCTCGCCCTTCAGCTCGTCGAACTTGGACTCGATCTCCTTGTCCATGCCCGCCTCCTTAACGTAATTGTCGTTTCGATTAGATTCTAGCAGATCGATAATAGCTCCACCCGCACCCGGAGTAGTCACAAAGTCAACCGAACGCACACCAGCAATAGGTGGAACAATACCATCCTCACTAATAGGGTCAGCACACCAAGCATTAATAGAAACACCAATATGCTCCCACTTATCCTTGATTAACTCATTCACACCCGAAAAGACTTTGCACACCGTATAGAGTGCACCATCTTCTCCGACAGTGGCATCCTCCAAGAAAACACCAGCATAATCACGAATAGAACGCTCAGGGCGCTCCCACTCCTCGGTTTCTGTCGGATGGTCAATGAACATCTCCGTGCCAGCCTTGAACAAAGGCGCAGACTCAGCCAAGTTCTCAGCAGTGTAAATACCACTCGAACCCTGACCCGGCACGATAATGCGAATCCGATACTTCCCATCACCCAGAGAACTAGCCTCCGGTGAGAAAGACTCATGTAGTTTATGCATCAGTCCCCCTATTCCTATTGTCGTTTGTTCCGTCCGACAGAGGGCCAACACCTGTCGCACGCCCGTCCTTGGTCTCGTCATCACTCTTTGTCGATGTCGAGTCTTCCTTACCCTCATCTTCAGAAGGCAACTCAGGCAAATCCTCCAACGGCAAGGACCCAGCAATCTTCAACAACTGCAATACACCGGAGCGCATTTCAACCTGGTGCAACGCGCCATTCTGATACGCAAGCGTCAGAGACTGAATACGACGATGCGTCTGGTCATTATTGATCGAACCATACTCGACATTAATCTTAATACCAAGAGCCTGCGCAACCTCATTAAGCATGTCGATATGAAGCTGACGACGAAGCTCCAACGCCTTGAAGGTAGGGTCTTCCAGAGCAGTCTCAGCGCCCTGTCGTCCACCAGCAGAGCCGTCCGTCAGCAACACCGACAAAGGGATATCGAGAGCAGCCGACACCATAGCCGCAAGAGGCGTGCCAGCAGAGAAATCGACACCAGCACCAGCCTTCGTAATCGCCTGAATGTCCTGACCAGCACCAATCGAGGCAGTGCCACCGACACCCATGCCAGCCATGCGCGCAGTCACAGCCTTCTGCTGATTAGCGTTCACAGACTTCGCCTTGAAAGCCAGACGCGACAAGGACTTCTGCATCATGCGTGCAATTTCCAGATGCTCCTTGTAAGCCTGAGCATAATTTAACGCACCCATAAGGTCCGGCTTGCCGTAATGCTCAGCACTTAGCCGGTTTACCGTCGCATACACAGCAGTCAGGCGGCGATTCACCTTGTAGTTCGCGGCATTAATCATCACGCCCGTGTGATCCCACAGCATGTACCACTGAGGGTCCCCCGTAGTCGCAGGATTAATAAGCAGTGCAACGATATCCCCGGTCACATCATCAGTGGCAACACCACCAAGACGCATCAAAGGAATAGGCATGACCGTCTTCGTCGTCTTATCGACAAGGTAGATAACGCAGCCGTCCGTGTTGAAAGCCTGCTCATCACGGACACGGGCCTGCACACTGAAGCACGCCTTAGCGTTCTCGTCGATCACCTTACGTGCAGGCCTTGTCACACCCTTATACACAACCGGGTCGGACCACATGTAGGCGTTGCGGACGACAAGACCACGCTTCACAATCGGATTCAGCGTGGCCAAGCGACGTGCGCGTGCGGAATGATCCCGGATAACATCAAGAGTAATAAGCGAGTCAGCACCCTCGACAGCAGACAACGACACCCAGCCGATGTCCTCCTGTCGAAGGCGGGCAAGGGACTCAGAATAAGCCCCCAAAGCCTCGATAAGTTTCTGCTCGTACTTCATAAACTAAGCCTATCACGCAATAAAGTAAGCAATTTCATCCTCAAACATGAAGTCTGTAAAGTCATCGGCATCCAACAAATCATCCGGTGAAAAGTATTGCCCCTCGGAGTCACCTGCCATAATTGCGCCAATGTTTTGGTATGCATAAATAACAGCATCAAGAACGTCAGGGGACTTAATGCCACGCTTACGCATATTCTCTTTCGACTCAATGAGCAGCGCGGACCCACGGTACTCATATTTGATCGATGCAATCTCATTATGCAGCTCGTCGTCGTCAGGAAGATACACCCTTCCATCAGCGACAGCCTTGGCAAACTGGTCGTACATGGCTGCACGGTAGTTGTACCACTTCGTGCTATCACCTGACTTCGCGTTACCGTGAATGCCGACGACGGAAATGGTTGGCGGCACAAAGTTGTAGATGCTGTCGAGCACTGATGCACCGACACCAATAGCGTCAATACGAATCTCGACAGCCCCCATCTCCACGGCCAGTTCGCCGACCTTGCGTGCAAGCTCAGGCCCATTGAGCCCCTGGTAGCGGCCGTGGATGCGGATGTAGCCGCCTTGGTTCGACACAATCACTGAGCTGTCGGAGCCGTAGCGGGCCACATCGACACCAATCGTGATCGGCATGCCCTCATCCGGCTCGGAGGTGTCGTAGGCTTCCATGGACTGCATGACGCGCCCCATGTTGAACAGGCCGTCGTCAGACACGTCAGGGAACTCGCCAAGGACACGTGCGACAAAGCGGGGGTCATCCTCGCCCCATTCCTTCTTACGTGCCTCAACCCAGTCAACCTGCACAAGACGAGTCGCAACCTCGACAGGCACGACTTCGCCCGTGAAGTTAGGCGTGTCGTATGCTCCGAACTGGATGATGTTCCACGAGCGTTCCTCTGGCTTCAGGCGCATCTCGCGCTTGTAGACCTCGGCCATGTAGCATGATGGGTCATTCGGGTTAGCAATGGCCAGGATGCGTGCAAACTTGTTCGTCGTGATGGCGTCGGCTGCGGTGAAGATTTCCTTGGAGATGCCTCCGGCCTCGTCCATGATCACGAGGACATACTGGTCGTGGACACCCTGGAAGCCTGATTCGTCCTTATCGTCTGGCTTCATACCGAAAGCGATAGGGTCTTGTCGATTTCCCATCTTCCATGTTGCGTCGGCGTTGACCTTGCCGCCAATGCCGGCATCGGCCTTGACGCGAGGGATTTCTTTCCACAGGACGTTGCGGACCTGTTTCCAGTTTGTCGCGGTCGTGACGACCGTCGTGTCATCGACAGGATGGGTGTCTACCCACCAGTTGACAAGGGTAGCTGAGAGGCGGCTATTGTGTGTGGGGATACACCACGGGCCTACCTGGTATAGGTGGCGTGGCGAGTCTACTTCGATGCACTGGGTTGGCTCTGTTGGCACGTCCTGAATGGCAACGACACACCAGTGGCCTGGCTCGTTGTTGGCCTTGGGGATACGGTCACCGATATGGAGGTCACGGGTCTCTACAACGATCGTGTCGTCCCAGCTAGTCTTGCCGTAGACGAGGAAGTCTGCTGAGCGGATGACCGCCCACTCATGACTGAGTGAGCACACAATGCTGGCACCACCGTCGAAGACGACCTTGACGAGTGGTAGGTGCCAGATGGGTGACTTTGCTGTGACCTTGGTAGGGTTGCCTAGCTCGTCAAGAACGTACTCTCCTACCTTCACCTCTCCGACAGTCGTCCAGCCTGTAGGAGTAGGTAGTTTTTGACCGAGTGTTAAGTCTTTGCCTACGCCATTGCCAGTAACCACAAGGGTTTTCTGATGTTCAACAACAGACTGTGAGACTTCACGCTGCTTAGACCACATGAACAGGCCATGATCCTCTGCCCACTTGGCAGGGTTATTGCGCCACACTTCAAGGCGCTGAGCGTCAGAGAACTTCTTAGCGACAGCACCGAAAGGCAGCATCAGTCACCCTCCATCTCGACAGTAGCTTCAAGCAACGCCGCAGGCTTATTCACAGCCTGTGAGAACCAGTCAGCCTTGTTCGTCTCCAGGGCGCGCTTCGCCTCAGTGGACAAATGAGGATACACAAGTGCCGTGTACTCTTCGAGCACCTGGTTGGTGAATGACAGCATGACTGCTACCTGCTTCTCCTCGATCACGCGAATCTCATGTGTCACGGTCTGCCGCTTCAGGTTCGCAACCTCAGAGATTTCACGCAAGACTGCGAGGAGGCCCTGAAGGTTCGCACCCCAATTGCCCTTATCATCAGCAAGACCAAACATCTCAATCTGCGAGTAGGCCATGTCAACAAGCGCATCAAGGCGGTCAAGCTGCTTGATGCGCATGTTGCGAGGTGAGAGTTCCTGTCGGCTGTCGTAATATGCCTGCTCGATAATGAACAGCTCGTCCGACGTAAAGCCCGTCGCCTCAATGATCTTGTTACGATCAGCGCCACGCTTCAGCAACGACAAGGCGGCATCTCGCCGTCCCTTCACTCCTGGGTCATCACTCGTCAAAAGCGTCCGAGATTCGCTCATTGAACTCACGAATAACCCCCTCAATAGTCTTCAGGAACTTGCGGTTCAAGTACACGTACGTAACCACAACACCGACAATCAAGCCGACAATAAGGCCAATAGCAAATAGCATTAATCCTCCTTAGGCACTGAAGGCAGGTCTTCTATCTTCACGCCAGCCTGAATAGCAGCGACACGCACCGCATAAGCATGCTCCTTCCACAGGAACGCTTGCGTTCGAAGATCAGCCTCAAGATCTTCACGCGCCTCTTTAATCTCCTGAGCCTTCTCATAGCGCTTGACACAAAGATCAATGATGGTTTTGACGAGAAGTGTTGCACCAGAGCACACTACTCCAACGATTGCATTACTCATTAGTGCTCCTAGTCGTTGATAACCGCCAAGTACTCCTTGCGGGTCCTTGTGTATTTCTCTTTAGCCTTTTCCAGTTCTGTCTTTGGCAAGACACCAGGACGATACGAGTAAGGCCATACCCGAAATGCCCTACCCAAGAAAAGCAGGCCGATAATTACCGATAAGATAATAACATGCAGCGGCCACCTGACATGGGCTGTTGGCAGCAGCAACTCATCGATCGAAATCAGCAGCATTCCGACAACGGCTAACAGTGCTGCGGGCCCTTCCAGCCACCAGCTACCCCTCCATGCGGAAGGCGCGCCAAGAAGGCCTGACACCAGCATGATCGCACCGGCCGTAATAACCATCCATGACAGGCTGACTACCTGCAAAAGAAACATTGCACCAGTAGCAGAGATAAGGCAGTACACCACCACCATAACCGCTGTTACCAAGCGGGGTTCTTCCATCGTATCCAGTATATCTCTCATAGCAATAGTATAAATGACCGCCCCGCACTATTTGGCAGGGCGGCCATTTAAAATCACGGATGAACGATACTTGGCACCGACGCCATCAAGCCTGTAGCGCCCTTAACGAGGGCCGTATCAGCCTGCTGTTTCGTTGTAATGATATGCGCAATCAAAGGCTTACCCGTCGCCTTGAGAGTGTCCCACACACCCTGGTCAGCGTTCCATTCCATACCAAGCACATCAAAGAGCGACAGATCCGCACCAGGAATCTCATTCGGGTACATCATGCACATGGTCTTATAGCCGCGCTCGCGGGCACGAGCAGAGACGCCGCCCTCGATGAAATGTTTGATGATGACTCGGCGGCGCGCGTTTTCCGCGCCAAACCGGGCTTCGATGAGGTCGAATAGTGCGGCCTCAGACTCCATGTCGCCCGTGCTGCCCATTTTCTTGCTGCTCGTGACCTTGTGGTCGATAGCCAACACAATATCGTCACCAATCTGATCGAAGACGTCTGTGAGACGCAGGAATCCACCGGACGCCTGCTGCAGGCCCGCGAGCGTAGACCAGGGGGTATTCCAGATCTGATACTCCGTCCCCGGCACCGTACGCGTCGTCACCCAGTCGTGGATCAGCACATACTCACCCGTCGAGCAGCGACGCACCGACAGCTCCAAGGCCTTGAATCCAGCCTTCAAAGACTCTGTGAGCCCCTTTTGCGTGAACTCAGGGTACTCAGTGCCACCGAGCCTGTGAGCCACGTAGAAGGGCTTAGAGGCCAGGAAACGATCAATGACAGGGCCGACCTGTGGCTTCGACACAGTGCGGGTGCCAGCCACCCACCTGTCGCCCCCACGATCACGCACCCACAGTGTCCCTCGCACGTCCTTACCGCCGGTGCGTCGCAGCCACAGATCAGGCATTAGGGATCACCACCTGCACGCCAAGACCATTCGTGGCCTGCACATTCGGGTACGTGAACACAGCGTCCGTAGAGCCGTCACCCGTAGCGACAGCCACGGTCTGGAGGTTAGAACCCTCCTGGGTCGCGAACTCGGCCATCTCCCAACCCGCACTCAGTGTGACCTGACTACGAGTTTCCTCAGCCGACGTACGCTCGAACGCGTACGCGAGCTTGAGGCCAGCAGCCCCATCAATCTTCGGGGCCGTCACAGTCGTGGTCTCCACCGGCTCCTTCGTACGATCCTTCGTAGTACCAGCCGTGGGCGTACCGCCTCCGCGCACTGACACAGCCACGTAGCCTGCCTCGACGCTCTTAGCTGTCTTCAAGACGATAGCCTCACTCCACGGGCCGTAGGCAATCGTAGACTGCTGGGTGCCAATCCAATAGGGTTCGACAAGCACTGTCCATCCTGCAGGCCACGTGAACGTCTGATCGGACTGGGCCTTGACGTTGACGCCAACGATCACCGTGTCCCCGGCATTGCCGTCGACAGCAATGGTGCCCGTGTCGCCGGTGTACTGCCCACCCACGTGAGCGATCAGTGTCGGCTTAGTCGAGGCCTGGTCGATGAGGAAGTAGTACATGCCATCAGGTAGGGCTTCAGCTTCAGCACGAGAAGTCACCACACGAATCTCAGGACGCGTCACATTGACGTTAATGACAGGGGGTCCAACGGGCGAAGGCACAACAGCAGCATTGCCGACAAGAGCGCTGAGCGACACCTCCTGATCAGCCGCGAGCGCTACCTCTTTCTCCACGATGACACCAGTGGGGCTTGTGATTCGTACATCGTATGTGCCGGGTTCGAGATCGATCGACACAGGCTGCCGTGTGTTCTGCACAACGTAGCCTCCAACCAGTAGGTCAGTGACGGGGTTGTTTGATCCGACAGGGTTGGGTTTGGGTGTCACGTAGACACTGATCATGACGTGATCGCCTGCAGGGGTCTTGACACTCCCAATAATACGAGCCATTGCTCTCTCCTTATATTGTTATGAGTAGTAGTGCGGCCCCTGCCACATGATGTGACAGGGGCCACAAGAGAATCAGTCAGTGTCGCTATTAGACACGCCATAGCCAGGTGCCACATAGGTGCCACCCGTATGAACAACAGCAATGATCAAGCCGACAACAGAGAGAACCTGCTGGGCCACGCCCGTCCACTGCTCCCAGTTCTCAGCGGTCCACCCACCATAGGCGACACCAACCATGCCGATAGCAGCAACCAAACCGTAGAGAGCCTTACGACGCTCAGGGGTGAGCACCGTCCACTTCGTACGGTCAGTGGTCAAAACTTCATGCTTCATCTTCAAACCTCCTTACAAATATTATACAAAAACGTGGGCATGCAAAAAGCCCTGGACACTTGAGTAGCATCCAGGGCTTTTTGTTAGTTCTCAGCGGCGCTTGTAGTGTGTGACAGCTAGGACGACACCTCCCGCCACGAGGATACCCGTACCAATCAGGCCAGCAGGCGCAGCGCCCGTCTTAGCGAGCTTACCCTGCGTTCCACCCTGTGCGCCCTGTGGCTTCTCGACAGGTGCAGGAGCGGATGGGGACACGGACGGCACAGGAACCGGTGTCGTCTCGACAGGAGCAGGTGTCGTCTCGACAGGAGCAGGTGTCGGATCAGACTGAGGCTTATCAGACGGCTTCGGCTTCGGAATGGCTGTACCGTCACCATCAACACCACCGTTAGCCTTGACGGTGGCTAGTGCTTCCAGCTTCACACCGTTCACCTCGGCGTGGTTGGTGACACTAGTCTGACCATCAGGAACACGAACCTGCTCAGGCGGGTAGACCATGCACACCTTTGCGCCTTCGGGGGCAGTGAACTTAATGGTGTTGGCATCTACCTGAATGGCAGCGATGAATGCTGTTGTCTTGGGGTCCCAGGTCCCGGACTTTGCGCACTTCACGTCGGTGTTGAGCTTAGTGTCGAGGTCCTTGACGGTGTACTCCGTGCCTGGTTCGACAATGAACTTGATGCCCCACCCGACAGTGCCATTGCTATTTGTCCATCCGAACTTCAGGTTCTCAGGGGTGGCATATTCGTAATGTGCTGGCCCAGAACAATCATTACTGCACACGCCTGTGGCGTCCTTATCACCCCACACGAGGGTCTTCACAACCTCACCATTCAGGCTGATCTTTCCCTCGGTCGTGCCGACAGCAGCATCCTGAAGGCGAGCACGCGCCCACCAGGTGCCTTTTACATCCTCTTTGTTAACGTAGGCGTCAGGGATTGTCGTGACCCTACAGGTCAGTGTCGCCTCGTTGGCGGCACACTCGCCAATCTGAGACCCATCGTCGAGGGTGAAGGGAAACGAGGCGTTCCACTTGAACCCACCATCAACGGATGCGACGGTGAATGACTGGCCGACAGTAAGGCGTTCAGTCTCCCAGGTGCCAGACACGTTGACCTCGGAGCTGGTTTGCCGGCTCATGGACTGCGCCGAGGTGACTGTGGCGGTCATGGCCGGTGCCTCATCAGTGGCAGCGTAAGCGGCGACAGGTGCAGCTACGAGCATGGCAACACCGGCGACTGATGTGATGATTCTCTTCATTGTTGTTTCTCCTTTGTATGTAGTGGAAGGGGCTGGTAGTCACAATGGTAACTACCAGCCCCCACTATTCTCAACTCAGTGCTGCGTGACAAGCCTCACAATGCCATCAGCATCCTGTTCGACAACAACACGCCCATGAAGAAGCTTGCCATCTTCACCAAAGATCGAGCAAGCACCATCAAGACGCGTCTGACACAAGCCGACAGCCATCGCACCCGTATCAGTCAAGAAGTAATCATCCCCCTGATACGACAGCCACCCGGTACGCATAGCACCATTAGCTTCCAGGTAATACCACTTACCCTTAAGCTGCACCCAGCCGGTCTGCATTTCACCCTTCGAGTTCAGGTAGAACCAGTGTTCGCCATCCTTCACCCAACCGGTCTCCATAACACCATAGCGCCCATCATGAACCGGATGCAGGTAGTACCAGACACCGTCGATGAACTGCCAGCCAACCTGAATCCAGCCCTTCTCATTGGCGTAGTACCACGAACCGGCGACAGGGAACCAGCCAGTCTCGAAGTTGCCATCAGGCAGCCGATACCACCAGCCACCATCCTGCGACACCCAGCCCTCCTTGTTCAACAGCTCAAGGTCAAGGTCGTCATAGTACTGCTGAGCCTTCTCAATGAAGTCGTTCGCATACGTATCACGCAGCGAAGCCGGGCAATCAGTCGCGTAGAAGTCACTATGGGGGAAGACGTTCACTCGCCACTGCGGACGGCCCAAGCCATAACCTCGACACAAGGCAGCAGTAAGGTGCGCACCAGCATCCAGCGTCTCCTCACTAATATCCCACCCGCCATCAGCACCAGTGGAGTTCGCGTGCTCAATACCAATCGACTTCTTGTTCACGCCCGGGCAATGCCACGCCGTGTCGTAGTCATGGACATACTGGCAAATATTGCCATCAACGTCCACATCATAATGCGCACTTGTACCATTTGAGCTGAATGCGCTGTACACGCCACTAAAGCTCAGCTTCTTACCAGCGTTATGGTGGATAACAATACGATCAAGAGCGTTACCACTACGCCCATCATCGAAGTTGTCAATCCACATATTCGTGTCGGCAACAAGGTCTTGCCAATTCATCTCTTCAACTCCCAGTGTCCGAAGTCCCTTAGTTCAGCCTCAATCATATCAGCAAAGAACTTCTCGCCCTCAGGTGTCACAAACGTCTGCCAATGGTAGTTGGGCCGCTTACCGCCATAGGTGATAGCGCGACGCACCCCCAGCAGCCCCTCGGCCTTTGGTGTCGGCACATTAATCAGGCCCTTCCGCTTCAAATAACCCTCACGAGCCAGTAGCCTAATAACCTTAAATGGGCCAATACTACCAATGCCCCTAGCAAACTCAAGCAGACTAGTCTCCATCACACACCATCCACATCAGTAAAGAAAGCAGCAAACGGGTCATCACCCGGATCAGCAAACAGAACATCAACAGGCGCAGGCTCAGTATCGACAGGCCGCAGGACATCCTTCGGACGTCGCATCGTCTTCAAAATAAGCGTCCAGTCGATAGGCAGATAATCATTCAACAGGATCATGTCCTTGATATTCAGACTGCCACGGACCAGCTTATTGTAGAAATACCGATCCGAGTGTCCCCCAACCTTGCGCCCATCCTTGAACGCCGACAGGCCCGCGTCAACGAATTGCGCAAGCACAAGCTGTCGAACATTCTCAATACGAGCCTCGACATCAGCCGGGTAAGCCATCTTCTTTCGCGATGCGCGTGCTTTCGCCATCTGTGCACGCGCAGCTTCCAGCTTTATAGGATCCTCAATCTTACTCACTTGCCAGCCTCCTTCTTGATCAAATCAGGGCGGAACCCTGACCAATGCTTCACGATAGCTCCCTTGGCATCCTTCACAACAACGACAGGGGCCTGACTATACCCAAGGCTCTGAATGAACGACAGGGCCTCAGGGTCCTCAGACACGTCCACACTCTCGTGCTCAGCACCCAGCCCATTAAGCTTGCGGTACGTAGCCACACACTGAGGGCAACGAGGCTTAGAGTAAACAGTAATGCTCAACTTCTTCTCACTTTCCAGTCGAACCAAAGCCGCCCTTACCACGTTCTTTCGTGGACAAGGCAGGCTTATTGTACAAATTAGACAGGTTTTCCAGTCGCAGGACCACTATCTGTGCAATGCGTTCGTATTCTTCGAGAACAACAGGGCTGTCAGTCAGGTTATGCAGTGGCACAAGAACCTCGCCTTCATATCCGGAGTCGATCACACCGACCCCATTGGCAAGGATTAGCCCCTTCTTGTGCAGCGACGAGCGGGCAAAGACAAGGCCGACAGCCCCTCCGGGGATGTCGAACATGTCGGGCGTGTAGCCCGTCTTCACCATGATGGTCTCGTGGGGGTAAATGATGTATGGGATCGACACCTCCAAGTCGCACCCCGCGTCGCCGTCATGCTGCCTGTAAGGTCGCATCTTTCTCTCCTTCCTCTTTGTTGGTAATAAAGTGGGGGCCTGCCTTATGTTCGACAGGCCCCCGTTGTGCATGTTGTAAGCCTGCACAAGGGCCGGTACCCGAAAGGACGAACCCCTCAGTTACCTGTTCCTGAGATCAGAGGCGCGCTGTCTCAGGCCGTCAGTCAGTCGAAGTTTCATGTCGTTTCTCCGTCCAATGTAATGGGAGGTGCTGTTGACTGACGAACACACATCATACAAAATTTGTCAATCCTAGGGTGCTACCCCGCACGTGACCTCCCGATCACGGCAACCGGCACGTCCTCTTGATTAGAGAGGCAGGCGACAAGGCCTAATCATCCAGCATCGTCCGGTGCTTGGTGGTCCCCTTGATGAGAGTCGAACTCATACTCCTTACTGGAACCCGGGTTTGAGCCGAGCGCGTCTGCCTATTCCGCCACAAGGGGTGGTGCCCCCTCAACATTCACCGTCCCTTGCTTGCAAGGAATTGAGAGGGCTATTCAGTTATGTATTCAGCATACCATTGGTATGGTGTCTATGCTTCGTGATATGGATCAATCAGCACGTTGATGCAATCCTGTTCCATGATCAAGGCAAGAAGCACATCAGCATCATGCAGTATATTTTCAGCCTCAAAGCGGTTAACTGACACCCAATGCTGATCAGTCACCTTCAAGAACGCCCCGTGCTTCTCAGTGACAACGACACTGCCCTTGGACGTAATGTCATTGAAGTCCTCACAACTCAGGATAGTTGTGGCTTCTCGCTTGCCGACACCCTCTACATACAGAATCTTCTCCTTATCAAGGCCCCATTGTGTGAAGCTTCTTGTAGCCGGTTCGCACCTCATTAAAGGTGTCAAGGTATTCCTGGTTACTCATTGCTTTTTCTCCTAATTAGCTATAGCCTTAATTTCTTGAACAATGCGTCGTTCGATACTGTCCATCATGCTTCCACCATTGCTCTATCCATCTGGAGCATCATTTTTGCAAACAACTGTACAGTGTTCCAGTCAGCATCATCTCTCTGTGAGTGTGCAATGGCATAAATTTCAACAACATCTTGAAACTGGCGGTAGTTGAAGCTTTCTAGCTCAGGACTGTCGAAAACCAGAACAAGCTCACTAAACGTTGCTACCTTATCCCACCCGACACTGTCCTGTCGAGACTGAGCAATCCTACCAATTTCCTTAGTCAGGTTGACCAATTCAGCATTCATTAGTCTTCTCCTTTCAGTTCAGAGTACTTTAACATCACCAGATGTAAACCTAATGGTGCAATCTTTATTCCTACGACGATGTGAA